CGGAAAAAATAGGATTTAGTAAATTCATTTTGTAAATTACTACTGAATAACTTATAAAATGAATTTACTACTAGAAATAGTATGCCTAAACAATAGACAATAAGACAATAAACAAGTAATTAGCAGACTAATAACAAAATAACAAAACCACAATTGATTATATTAATTATTAGCTACATCATTACCTTAATTGAGTTCGGCATACTTCTCTAGTAGCCTACTAGGTCATTACTCTAGTAGATGAAGGAAGTATTAAGCTTCCTTCACAAAAATTGAGATTTCTTTTAGAGTCTCTACATCCCTATCGTCTAACTCAATGCATCCTGCATTGTTACGACCAGCACATTTATCTTTCAGAGATTGTACTCTAGCAGCATAATCTCGTGCCATATACCTAAACTTATCCGCATCTGCATTAGTCATTCCGCTAGTAAAATAAGTTTTTTTACTATCGTAATCACTATTAGCTTTAGGAGATCTATTTCTATCAAATATAGAAGTAAGAACACTTTCCAGTTCTTTAGCTTCTGCAATTTGTACTGTTAAAGTATCAATGCTTTCACTATTGAACTTACTAATTGCTTCTCTAATTCTAAATTTAATAGCAACTAAGTTGGTAATTACTAGAAATAAATTAGTCATAGTATCCGCAGAATATTTAGATGCAGAATTTGCACTATTAAAACTCAACCCACTCTCATAATCCGCGATACGAGATTTTTGAAGGTCAATTTCACTTTCTAATGCTGAAATTACACGTTGTGCTGTTTTAACTGTTATTTTCATGGTGAATTCCTACTTTTTTAGTTGATAATTTTTTAATAATATTATGTAAGTTTGATACAATCATTCCAGTAGAATCTACTCCTACATCCATAGCTCTTTCACCTTTTAAAGCCACGTCATGACCATGTACGTGCCCATACAAGTGAATAGAACCTCTATGTAATTGATCCCACTCATAGATAGGATAGTGAAACATTATAACTGTTTGACCATCTATTGTAGTTTTTAAATACTCATGTATTTCTTTAAAGCAAGATCTAAAAGCTGCATTTTTTAATGCTTTTGCATCATGATTACCTACTATTAATATTTTTTCACCATTTAATCTATTTAAAATACTAACTAAAGAACTAGGTTGACTAAAACCTATATCCCCTAGAATATAAACTGTATCTTCTACTGTAACTTTACTATTCCAGGCTGCAATCATCATTTCATTCATGTGATTAGCATCTTTATAAGGTCTAGTATTAGGGCAGAATTGAATTATCTTTTCATGACCGAAGTGTAAATCCGATGTTACATAAAGTGTCATGTTATTTTCCTTCTTTTAATATAAATAAAGAGTATCTCTTAGCTAGATACTCTTTGGTTACTTACTTATAGGACAAAGTAAGGTATTTGGTACTCAAGGAGGGAGTCGAACCCTCATGCTAGGCACTGAGATCTAAATCCAGCGTGTCTACCAATTCCACCACTTGAGCATTAAATTGGCTTTGGGAGGATACCTAGATATTACACAACATGATTATACAAAAGTAATATCCAAATACCTTTCCAAAACCAACTTATTTATTGGTTACTGGCCTTCGCACTCATACCTGATATGGCTACTAACCACATAGTATTTTCACCCGTTAATAAATTAGTTTGGCTCTAGCCTGAGATTACGGCATCGATTAGAAGTCTTTGACCTGTACTGCTCACCTTGCGGGTGGCATTGAATCGTTATCCACTAGAGCTGTTTCCAGTCATCTAGTAACTTCCAGTGCTGCGATTTAAAGTCTCGCGGTTGACTTGACCTGCAATGCTATTCATCCTTTGTTCCATCGCCAACCTTGCGGGCTGTTAAGTGGCTGCTAAGCCTCAAACATTTTCACTCCGAATAATCTCTTTGTCCTTGCGGGACTCTGAGAACCTAATTCACTTTCGTGTTAGGTATTAAGCACCTTTCACATTGCAGCGGGACAGACTTTCGCTTTTAAATAATTATATATCAAATAATTATATGTGCTGGATTTGAACCAACTACCGATTGCTTAAGAGGCAACTGCTCTACCAAATGAGCTAACATATGCGAACCTATCTAGATGTGCTGTCCCGTTGCTCCATACCTTGTTAGATACAGAATACAACACACCTACTGTCTTTCATCTTGCGGATTACTTAACGGTATTTCAAGACTATGATCTTCACCACAATCTTTCATACTGGAAATTGCCTTCGCTTGCAGGCTTAGACTAACTTTCCTTCCCTTTCGTATTTGGAAATTCTGATAGTTTGCATGTACTAGGTTGGTTTGCGGCCATTTGTCTCAGGCATGATAACCCTCTGACTTATTCTTTCAAACCTAATACCTACCTTTCATATCCTACACGGCTCGTCACCGTGACTAGTAGTACGCTCAGTATATTCTAATGAGCACTTACTGCTAACGAGGGATTGCATAGATAAACCTATCTCTAGGTGGAAGTTAATAGGATGTACTTCCTTTGGGTGTATTACTACACTTATTTTAATGACGCTATGCCGCCAAAAACTCAAATATAAATACTTAATAAATATTCATGTTTGAGGGTTCCGAAATGTGATAAATATTATCACACCTAAAGACTTCGGAACCTGAGCCTTGGTAACTGAGACTAATGTCTCTTCGCTGCACTATACCTTTGCAGAGTTAGTATATTAGAAGCCAACTAACTGTTTGGCTCATTGAATCTCTCAATTCAATAAATATATTATACGTTAATTTAACCGTTTAGTAAAGAAAATTTTTAAATTTCTACTTTCGCTTACCTTTTGCATAATTGCGTTTCCCACGCTTTACAGCTTCATCGTAACTTTCTATAATACCAAACAGTTTATCTAGCTTTGTAAATCTAACTGAGATAGTAATAGCTTCCTGCTCAGAGAAGTAGATACTAGAATAATCTTTAATATTCCATGAGCAAGTGAATTTACGATAGCTCCTCCCACTAGGGAAATCGAAAGTATTTCTTCTAAATGTCCTATTTGCATAGGCTTTCATAAATGGATCGCGGTCAACATAACCACTATATTTCTTGTAACTTCTTGACATAAGTACCTCCTAATAGTTAGAAGATATTAGTCTCTTTATTTTCTGGAGCTTGCTTGTTCATCAATTCTCCTAAATTGGTACCTCCGGTGGGCAACGATCCCACAATATATGGTTAAAAGCCATGTGTTTTGCCAATTGAACTACGGAGGTATTATATATTAGCAAGCTGTTAACCTAGTTTTAATTCTTTATTCTTTTGGATAAAGTATGGAAGGAGAAGTGAGATTCGAACTCACGAATGTAAGGATCAAAACCTTATGCCGTAACCAACTTGGCTATTCTCCATCAGTTAAATTATTTAATGTAGTGCTATCAGAGTCCTATTAATATTATCTCTAATAGTTTTTCCGTGTTGATCAGACACTAGGTCATAACCTAAAGGACTTATTATACCATATCCTCACCAGGGACAAAGGAATCGAACCTTATATGTATTATCTAGCTATCTATGCTAATACCAACCCGATAGGAGGTACTAGGTTAGAAGTGGCCTACTTATCGCTAGGCTAAGTCTTTAGTGTTCACTACATTAAATAATCTATAAATTTGCCTAACCGCCAGATCGGTAATCCGCGTGTTATTAAGCTACTTGAGCTCACCTGTACTTTTAGGTTAGGTCTTTATAATTTGGAGGAAGAACTGAGACTCGAACTCAGACGCCGCTTTCGCAACGACAGGTTAGCAACCTGCTCCAATAACCTTTATGGGATTCTTCCTAGTTATACTTATCAAAAATATCTTGTAGATATTTTAAGTATTCTGCCTCTTTATTTCCCCATTCATTATAATATGAATCTTCATCAAATAAAAGGTCTATTAAACAATAATCGCACTTACGTTCTTCATCACGCACATAAGTATCATAGAACGAGCAAGCCTCATTAACCATTGATACAAATACTGTCATTTCTTCATCAGAAATAGGAGCTGCTGGTTTACCTATCTCTTTTAACTCTTGGTAGTAACCTAATTCAAAAGTCAATGCAAAGCCATCATCTTCGTGCTTAACGATAGAAATATCTGAATCATCAAGAAAACAGTTAATAAGCATACATACTAAGTATTCTATACTCTCTAGGCTATCTTTATGTACACCCCAAAAATATTGATACAATCTAGTACGTTCCATTTCTAAAATAGGGATTAAACACTTTATTGTATCTTTATACGAATCAATAGTTTCTTTTAGCTGCTCAGCTTTTAATTTTTGTTTTTCTAGCAGAGAATCAACATATTGATTAATATTCATATTTTATTCCTTTCTCAAATTTATAATTATATTATACGCTAGAAACAGGATTTAGTAAATAGAATTCTTCATTTTTATTCAGAATACGTATAGCGCTAATAGCATTATAAGGGCTTAGGCCAATATTTGGGTTAATTTTAATGAAATTATCTTTCTGCCAATATAGCATATCAGAATCATCATCTAATATAACATAGCTTGAGTAATCTCTATAAAAACCTTCATAACCAATAAGTTTTTTATTATTCTCAATGAAATGTAAGATCTCTAAGCCACGTAAACTAACTGGCACACTATGCATACTTTCTGTTTTACCTATAATTTCGCCCTTAATACCCATATCTTTACATAAGACTTGTAATTCTTCTAAAGTACGACCAAGCCTCCAGGTAGAGCTAATTACTATTTTTGCATTAGTATGTTTAAGCACTAGATTAAGATTACTGATATTAAAAGATGAATGAGGTGCCCATTCACCATTAATTTCATTAATGTGAGGGTCTCTATCATTTACATTATTTAATACACCATCTATATCTAGGAATAATAGTTTTAACATTCTATGTTACCTTTTATATATGGAGCGTGAGGTGAGATTTGAACTCACATGACACTGATTTGCAGTCGGGCACCTAAACCATTCAGACACTCACACATAAAATTGGAGCGATATATCGGAATCGAACCGATGACAATTTCGTTGGCAACGAAATACTCTACCTGCTGAGCTAATACCGCTTAAATTGAGAGCCAGCAGGATTTTGCTGCTATGGCATCACGCTTTTTATATCCAGTAATTTACTGGTGGCCGTTGATCACCTAACCCAATTTACTCTCAAATAGATCCGCTTTTGAAGTCATAACCGTCGCTATAGTATTTAGTTAAGGACTTGAACCTTACCCTTCGCGCACTGCAATATGCTACCAATACACCACATTAATACTTTAAATCAAAAGCTCGCTTCGTACTCGTCAAGCTAAGTACAGTCTTGACAAATACTAACTATTTTTCATATGTTTACTTATTACCAGGTTTCCTTGAAAAAATCTTTTTTCATTTTACGAATTGCTCGATCTGTAGGCTTACCACTAGTGATAAATATTTTTAAGTGATTATCGTGGCAAAGCACAGTATGCCACATCATTACCCTACCTAAAATACTAGCTGCGAAACCATCAACATATTTACAAACTGGTTTAGTTACTGTCATACTTTTGTTCCTTTTTTCAAATTTATAAATATATTATACAGGAATTAAGGCATTCAGTCAACTAATTTTTTAAATGAAAATGGTGGAGATTGATGGAGTCGAACCACGTGCCCAGAGGGACAGGATCTACAGTCCTGCGTTCAGCCAACCCGAACCTTACTTGCAACCTCCAAAATTAAAGCAGAGTAAGAGGTCGGTTAAACATTACTCTAGTACGTTTTACTAAGTTGATTAGTGGGCGCTGTCTTACCGCCCTAACTGATATAGGCCGCTCTCAGTCGGAGCAGACAGTTTCTTCTTCATCATACTCACACTAAGTATAATCACAATATTCACAAGTATATTCAGTTTCAGTATCTCTTAAAGTTATCTCTAAATCTTTACCACAAAAAGGACATTCTTCGTGCATATTAATTAAATACCTGTTTCCATTCCTTCTTCCACCGTCTCAACTGCTTCGCAGTTGGTTTGGTGGGGGTTAGGTGTGTAATACGAGAACTAGACATATAGTGGCCATCAGAAACAGTAGTTACCCACTGTATTCCATGAAGATTGGAGGTCTTACCTCTACCAATAAATCTCATTTGTAGTGGGCCAGTTACTAATAATTTCATATCTAATCCTCAATAATTTGGCGGACATACTTGGACTCGAACCAAGAACACTCAATTTAACAAATTGCCGCTCTAACCATTGGAGCTATATGTCCTTAAGTTGGTAGCGGAGGTGGGTAACGCTCCCACTCTGCAAGGCTTATGAGACCTCTGAGGATACTTATCCTCCACTCCGCAATCTTTTAATTAGTTCAAATAATTATCATGTACTAGAGGGTCATATTCTTCTACACTTGGGTCAAGGAACCCAGTCTCAACATAATCCTCTGCATCTTCGTCCCAGTCTTTACCAACTGTATCACGATCTCCAAAATGATACTCATCTTGTTCAAACCCATAAGATGATGCTAAATCAATACACATATCATAAGCAATATCTTGTGCTTCTTCTTCAGTATCTGCTACAATTAACTCATGACTTTCACAACCAGGAAATCCGAAATTTAAAGTTGCAAAGTATTTTTTCATTTTTATTTTTCCTTTCCGAAATTTATAAATATATTATACGGAAAAAATAGCGTTTAGTAAATTGATTTTTTAAAATTTTATTACGTTACTAAGACTGTTAAGGCTTAGCTTCCTAGGAGTTGGAAATAAAAAGAGACCATTTTGTGGAACCTTTACTCTAGTTATTATTCCCTCATATATTTACCATTCATTAGTTATCACTGAAGCTTATAACATTTTCTATTTTAGAAATATGATGAATATTCACCAGAGTTATATCATGCTTCTAGATTTCGCCAAAAAACCTTAGGTCTTAAAGCAATTTCTAGTCATATTCTGCCCTAGAGCCATATCACGAGCAGATGCTCAGAGGGGGTGTATCTAGGACTTACTGAACTATAATGAATATCCATCATATTAACCAGAATTGTATCATGCTTCTAGATTTCTATAAAAACTTATTGTTTCAAGAGTACTCTAACTAATTTCATAAATTTTATGTAATCTTGTTCTATCAATGTACCAGATAGTTTCTATATTCTAATCCTCTTTCCAAAATTTATAAATATATTATATAAAGAAAAGAGGATTTTGTAAATCTATTTTTTCATTTTAAAAACTACTCCTGAAAATAGGCTTTAAAATGGTGAGGACTAAGCCTCACTATTTAAATGATCTTCAATATCTGGCAAAATTAAGTTCATACCCTCTACTGCGTTTAGATATATATTATTAAATCTACCAACTGTTCTAGTTACTACTGGGTTTATATTATATACTTTAATATAGTTACTAATTATAGCACCAAAATCTATAACTACAAATGATGCACCAATAATTACTACTATATCATTGTCTTTATCAAGACCATCATACAATAGTTCATACATATCTTGGTATTTAGGAGCAGATTCATAAAATAATACTACATTTGGTTTATCAATACAATCTGTATTAGGAGTATGTGCTGAATATCCAATATCTACTATTTTAGGGTTATCAGTATTATACCCAATTATCATTTCGCGTAAAAATCCGTGAACATGTAACACATCTTCACAGCCAGCTCTTTCTAGTAAGTCATCTACATTAGTAGTTAAATTAATAATTTTATCTTTACCGTATTTTTGTTGAAGATCACCAATAATTTTATGAGCTTCATTCGGTTCTACTTTACCTAGAGCTACACGCCTATCATTATAAAATTTATGTACTAAATCATAATTCTTTTTAAAGGTGTGCATATTGCATACATCACTGGCACTATAACCTTCCCAAATAGCATCAGTTCCAGTGCGGAAAGTGGGTATACCACTCTCTGCACTTAATCCAGCGCCTGAGATAAAAATAACTCTTTTCAATTTAATTTTTCCTTATTTTTAGGAATACTCACCCCATTTGACTATAAATCTATATAGTTGATTAAAGATTGGTAGTCCTAACTGGGATTGAACCAGTGACCTTCCGGTTATCAGCCGTCTGCTCTACCACTAAGCTATAGGACTAAATTAGGTATACTGTGTAGGAATTGAACCTACCACGAACTGTGCGGATTTACGTGTACCATACTTTCATCTGAATCGAACAGAATACTACCCTAAGCCAGTTCCTATGTACCCAGCATTACAGTATATTAAATATATTTATTTTGAGGTTTCCATAATTTAGCAAATTTTAAAACATTAGGAACTTCTTCGCTAGCATCTGGCATTACTACTAAGCAGGACACTTTGCCACCTAAAGTATGTAGCTCGAACCCTTCTGAAATAGGACTATCTAGTTTAGCGATTTTATCAAATTCTTTTTGACTAACTCTTAATACACATTTTCTAAATGAATTTTGTAACCAATCTTTATATGGTTCTTCATTTTGAAATACTAAGTGTGCATTAAGTACACTATGTGCTACTAGAGTAGGAACCATAAAATCTGGAAATTCATCTAGTACAGCTATGTACATTTTATCTAACATCATTTAGTAAATTTCCTTTTAATTGGTACACCAGGAAGGACTCGAACCTTCAACCTAGGCGGTAGAAACACCTTGCTCTATCCAATTGAGCTACTGGCGCATATTTTTCTGCTAATTCTACTGTGGCTACGAAACTTCCTATACCACCTGAAAATGAAACTATATGTTTAATCACAATATATACGTAATACTATATAGCATTAGTTAGGTAATTGGTACTCACGGAGGGAGTCGAACCCTCATGCCTCTTTCGGAAGCGAGAGATTTTAAGTCTCTTATGTCTACCAATTCCATCACATGAGCTTTGATAAAGTTACTTTGGCTCTAAGTTATAGCCCCTTGGACATCGCCGATGGAGCAAAGACATTACACTATTGGATTACCAGTCCAGTACTAGAGACCCATTCTAGTCTTTCGCAGCTAGATTTTCTTCGTTAGTACTTATCTAACTGCGACGTGCTTTTGGTGCCGGATCAGTCTTATAACTTAGACCAAAGTAACCTTAGTTACAATGGGCACTTATCATTGGCGTTGCTTACCGTTGACTTTATAGTATTCACCTTACTCAATATTAGGATTGACAGCCCTAATACTTATTTTGGTATCAACATTTATATCCCGCACGTACCTAATATAGCGGCTTACCAAACTTCGGGAGAAGTAGTAATTTGGTACTCGTGACTGGAATCGAACCAGTATTACACCTCTTATCTGGAGGTTGCTTTATGGAGGTATAAGCTCCACCCTTAGGCCAATATTAGCAACACGAGCATTAAATTGGTGTCCCCAGTCGGGATTGAACCGACGACCTACACCTTATGAGGGAGTTGCTCTAACCAGCTGAGCTATGGGGCCAAATACTATACTTAAACCTTAAATCGTGCTAAAAGATTATGAATTTTTTCATAACCAGCAGCTTTAGTATCTACAATATGGGGGCGATCCATACGTTTTTGGACTGCACTTTGTTTTTTGCCTTTTGCCTTATCTTTATAAATAACAGATTTAAATTTACGCTGTGATTTGCTTACTGGCATTTTATACCCTTTTTAGTTAATTATTCTTAAAAGATTCTCACTACTCTAGCCTCAAAAGTTAAACACTTCGCTGTAGAGTTACTAACAGCCGACTGCTATAATAGTAGGCTTCATAAGAATTTTTTAAGAATGAGGCTTGCTTGATTAGAGCTTATTCGCTTAGCCTCGTAACGATATCTATTTACGTTATAGAATTAACGATGACTCAGTAACCTTTATACTCGTCCAGTCATAGCAGGAGTCAGTATATTAAATTATCAGTTTAACAGGGACTATTTTTTTTTTTTCCTATTTGTGCTTGTCAAACACCATCATGGGCATTATAGGATAATACCGATAGGTTATTACTAACTACTGTAACCTAATACAACCCAGCTCTCACAATGTCCGAGCCAAAACCACCTATTTGTTATATTGCTGGTCTACCAGTGTCGGTATTAATAGGCACTACCGATCCACATTCCAAATTGACAGTTTGGCAGGATTTTTATAATGTAGTATCTAGTCATCACGGTTTTGATCCGCAATGTTTTCTGCTATCTAGGCTTTTGGCCTAGAAGTGTTAGACTAGATAACATTACATAATTCATCAATTTTCACTTAGTTATCTAAGTGTTAGATAGCAGATTGGTTTTTCAGAGGACTCTGACTTTGTGTCCCTTTTATTCACGGCAGTATTTAACTTAACCGTTAATTATTAAAATGAAGAAATAATCATTCTGCATTTTAAGAGTTTGACTACAGGTGTTTTCTATCTTCTTCAATTTAATAAATATATTATACGCCATTTTCTACAATAAGTAAAGAACGTTTTTAAACTTTTAGGTATTGAATTGAGAGCGACTCTTTCGGCTACTTCATCTCGCCTGTTATCTCTAGTCATACTAGAGTTTCGGATTCCGTGCTCGCCCTTATTTACTTCTCTCAATTCAATAAATATATTATACGTTAAAATCAGGATTTAGTAAATTGGATTTTTGATTTTCTACTAACTGGTCAATAACTAAACTATCTGGTTTTACATCCTCTGTTTTACCATCGAATGTCTTTGCTTGGATTTTACCATTAGAAACGATAATAGATTTTACAATTTTATTATTAGCTTTAATCATAAGACACCTCTTTTAAAAATTTTCAAAAAAGTAATCAATGCAATATTTTTCATCAGTAGAATTATAAAATCTATAATGATCAGGTTCAAACATCATATTATTCATAGCAATATGTGGATGACGATTATGTACCTCATTCCATAATGCTTGACCTAGTCTATATGTTGGAGTGGCTCTTACCTGAGCTATTGCTATCTCTAAAATAGCTTGTCTTTCAGTATATTCTATGTACAATTTAGTCATAAAAATCCCCGTCTCAATTTATAAATATATTATATCTTGAAAACGGGGATTTAGTAAAGTAATTTTTTAATTAAAATGAGTTTTGACGTAAAAACTTAGAAAAACCCTCACAACCACCAACAATGAGTTTATTATTGAAAGTAATTACTGGTACACTAGTAATACGCATATTCAATAATTTTGATAATTCTACAATATCCCACTCTTTGTTAGTTAGATCTTTGAATATAAATTCTATATTTGATTTTTCTGCTATCTTTTTAGCCCTTACACACTCAGCACAGTAGGGTTCAGTTCTACCGTATATAATTACTATATTTTCTTCCATATCTACTCCTTATAAGTCTTATAATAAATTCTAGTTTAAAACTTATTATAAGGCTCATTAGAAGTAGATTCATTTTCAAGATTGTCTAAGTATTTTTGATATTCTAAATCTAATTGATCTAAATATTCTTGACATTCAGTCAAATTAATATTAATTCGTCTATAATCTTTTATAGATTTATGCACAGCGGGTCTATTTATTCGCACGCTATGTTTTGCTACATAATTATTCATGGTTTCCTCGTATATAAAAAGTTAAGTGTCGCTCGATTTATAAATAATTATATTATAAATAAGCGACACTTGTCAATATATTTTTAAATTAAAATATCTCTTCCCCTGTGGATACTTTAATTAACTTTTGGTTATCACTACCTCTCCAAGGTTTGATAGTGGGCTGATCTTTACAATATTTACCATCTACTAGAAAATCAATATATTTCATAATACGTAGATCTTTTACTTCATCCCAAGTATATCCTGTCCATACCCAAATGTCTTTTTCTGGGTATAGTTTTTTAGCAAAGAAAAGTATTGTTTCTAGACAGCTTAAATTATCTGGATGTAGAGGTTCTCCTCCTAGTACGGATAACCCATCATGATACTCTATAGCTTTTAGTATTTTTCCTATAACTTCCTGGGAAGCTTCAAATCCTTTTGAAAATGACCAGGCTGCCTTATTAAAGCAGCCTTCACAAGCATGTTCACATCCAGCTATATATATAGCTAGACGGAGTCCTAATCCATTATTAACATCATTTTCATCAATTTTAATTATTCGCATGTTTAACCCTTTTTATAACTTCTGATTGTTTACCAGGATTAAAAGGTCTAGCATTAGGTGCTCCTAAGTATCCGCAAACACGCTTAATGACACTAAGAGTATCACTATTATGGTTACCACAAGATGGACATTCAAAACCTTTAGATGTTGGTTTAGCTTCTCCTTGGAAACCGCACTCAAAGCATTGGTCTATAGGTAGATTAATGCCAAAATAAGGAACTTTATCATAAGTATAGTTCCATATAGTTTCTAGAGCTTTTAAGTTATGGCGCACTGAAGGTAATTCTACGAAAGAGATAAAACCAGAACTTGCATATTTAGGGTATTCCATTTCAAAGTTGATCTTACCCATAGGTGAGGTTTTACATTCTACATCTAAATGGAATGAATTTGTATAATAACCTTTCTCAAAGAATGGTAAATCCCCAAATTTCTCTTGGTCTAATCTACAGAATCTATCACATAAGCTTTCAGATGGAGTAGAATATACACCAAAACCTAAATCATATTTATCAGATTCTAATTTAGTTCTATCTTTTAACATTTTAACAACTTTTAAAGCTGTTTCTTGTTTTACTTTATTATCAAAGATATGGGGAGTATCTGGGTATAGAGCTTCCATTGCTTCATGTAACCCAATATATCCTAAACTAATTGAGGCACGTTTATGTCCAAATATCTTATCAAATACATATTCTTCAGGGTCTAAACGTATACCACAAGCACCTTCACAATATAGAATAGGGGCTTCTTTAGCTTTTACTTTTCGTAATCTATCAATACGGACATGTAGAGCTTCCAATGCTAAAGTAATACGTTCGTTTAATAAGCCAAAAAATGCTTCTTCATCATATGGGTCTACTTCTAGAGCTATTCTAGGGATATTAATTGATACTACACCTAAGTTATTACGACCAGCTATTTTTCCAGGATAATCATGTAAGAATGACCTACACAGATATGTTCAATAGTGTTCGTTAGGCACTACCAGTTCTCTTATGAACTTCTATATATTACTATATAGCTCAGACTATATCACTACTAAAGGTTACCTCTAGTACTCACCACTTCGGTTTAACAAGGAATTACTAGATTATTACTCTATACCTCGACCACTTGGCCCTACTCTACTCCCTTACTACGGTTTCGATAGTCGTTGCACGTTCTAATACTAAATTTATACATTATTTATTCTCTATCTAATAGATAGAAATTAGAATGATTTTTAGATAAACACCTATTATACACTGTATTATAGCTTAAACCGAGGGTATCTGCTGCTATAGCTACCGAAGTAAATCTCTTACCCATAGCTACACATGGTCTAATGGCTTTAGGTCTCAATCCAGACCTAAAAGCATGTTTTTCATTCTCTGATTTTGTAACCCACTCTAGGTTACTAAAGTGGTTATTTTTCTTATTACCATCTATGTGATTTACCACTAGTGCTTCCATACTTCCAGTAGGTTTTTCTAGAAAGTATTCAGCAACTAGTCTATGTAGTAAATGTCTAGTCCTAAATGGTAAATATAATGTAACTCTCACATAACCACACTTATTGCTATGGTCTAGTGCTATAAATTTTTTAGAATGATTACTATATACTCTACCATCTTCGAAAAGTGTATAATAACCATCATTAATATCTATACTATTCATAAGCTTATCCTCTTATTGGTATTTAAGTTTACTAGTATAAATATAGTATTAGCTTCGCTCAGGATTGTCCTTATAAGGAGTTTCCCTGAATTCAATGAGTTTTACATGGGCAGTAGTTATTTACCCATAGGTGCTTTAAAGCTACCTGTTACTTCAACTGTTTTATCATAGTTTAGAATATCTGGATAGATTCTTTCAGAAGCACACTTTAAAGCTAATTGTTTAATATCATAGTTAGGGTCTTGCTCACTAAAATTAATACCTTTCTTAATTGTAAATATAAGTTTAGGGAATATAGCTGTTCTACCAGTTTTTCCTAATCCTTTTATACGTACATTTAAAATACTCTTTTGAATTAGTCTTGATTCCCAAGAAGTACCCAAACCGAATCCTAAGGTACTGAATGGAGTTTGCGTGTTAATCCACTATTTCTAGCGGCACTGACTATATCTTATACCAAATATATGGTATGTGGGCGCTTGGAAATATATATTTCAATATACCCCTACTCCTTACGGATAGTCGATGCACCTTCAATAATATTATAATATAATAATATTAGAGCTTGGCACAGAGATTAGCATGGATTCTACCTTCAATATTATAAGAGGTAGAATCTTTAGCGTCCCCTGTTAGCATTTGTATTAATAAGCCATTTCCTGCTTAAACTAATTGTTACAAATACACCCCTTATGGGTTCACCCACTTTTCACCTACCTATTACTAGATAGGGCGGCCAATATGTTAACCGTTACTTGTTTGCATAGTATTGATCTGATATTCTAGGGTCTGAAAAGCATCATAGCATTCCTTCTCAGTCATCATATGAGCAGTAATACCCGCTTTCTCTTTATCACCCTTTAGTACATTTAACATAAAGGTATAATGCTTATTATAGCTAGCTCTCACATACGGAGCAAGTACTTCATCAATCCTATCTACTGTATTCCCCCCGTAGACATGACAAGCAACCTGGGCCTGTATCTGGCTTACTATAGTAGTAGCAGTTGTGATTGATTTAGGTGTTTCAATCTCTGCATTACCCATTTTAAATCCAGTTTCTAGCATTCCACCTACATCTATTAATATACAGTTGAATGCGCTGGAGAATGGACTATAATCTAAATCATGAAAATGAATATCTCCTGACCTATGTGCTTCCGCAATATATTCTGGTAAAATTTCATCTAAAGCGAACTCTCTTGATACTATACCAGCTAATAAATCTCGTTGTACTGGAATAATATTTGAATTTTTATTAGCATTTTCTGTGGCGACCCTACCTAAATCACCACAATACATTTTCTCTATTTTTTCTTTTAAAGACATACCGACTCCTATTGGTAAAAATGCCCAAGTAGAGAATACTACTCGGGCTAATGTAAATATTATATTATATTATCCACATATAGTCAATAATATTTTTAAATATTAATTTACTTATAATAATCAATAAGTTTTAAGTTAGGTACCCAGAATTTACCTGATTCTATTACTATATTAATAAATTTATCTGGATGTTTACCAACATAACTAAGACATTGTCCTCTAGACCCAGTAGCTTTATATGTTCCATCTGGTTGTATAAAAGATATTCGTCCGATAGTATACGCTTGAATACATTCTCTACCTAAAGGTAAATTCCATTGAGTATCTGTGCCTGAATTAGTAAGTATTAATCCTTCAATCATATTACCTTTTAAATATTCTTCTACAAATTTATTAGTAAACTTTTTAATCAATACGGCAGAATATGGTGGATTACACCAGACTCTGCCTTTCCAGGGTTTAGTAAGACCATCGTCTTCAGCCGTATAAAACTTATTGGCTTTTATATTAAGCTGAAAACATTCTTCTGATGCAGGGTCTAAGTCAATATCTCCTAGAATTAACCTAGCTAATTTAACATACTCTGGAGGAGTACCCCATCTATCATTTTTATTCAATTAAATCTCCTTTTCCTTTCGATATATTCGCACAACTAGGTTTATAATTGTAGGTTGGAAAAGTACTAGGATAGTCTCTTTGTACTACTCTATGGATTATAACATCTTGGCATTTATGAATACCGTCACAAAAATCTGCATTATGTGAGGGGTGTGTACTATATAATTTACAAAAAGCATTCCATGCTTTTGTTAAGTTATCCATAACTTCTTGTTCTTCTTTGGTAAAAGGTACTTTATTATTTTCTTCCATCTTATACCTCAACTACTTTAATAGAGAAAGGTGTTCTTATCTCTGATTCATTTCCTCGAACATACCCACGGCAATTCATTACTACTCTACAACCATTAATGACCTTGTCCATACGATTATGAGTATGCCCACATAACCAAGTATTTACATCTGGCATAATATGAGATAGATCTGTATAGTATGCTTTATCTAAACAATTACCAGAGTGTGCAGCATTTAAACACTCCTTATGTGGAGTATGATGTGTAGCACAAACTACTTTATAATTATTTTCTTTTGCATAATTTATAGAATCTATAATACCCGCCACTGTTTGTCTATGCCACACAGTAGTAACTGCTGCACTTAGGGTAGGAGCATGAATACCTACTCCTCTCAAATAGTATAAAGGAGCAGCAGGAGCAGCTTTAGCCCAAGTAAATTCATCAGATAAATCTACCACAGCAATTGCTCTATCCCTATTTTCATTAGAGTATGGTTTACTAATAGGCATATTACCTTGATGAAAACCTGCTATAGTATTAATATAACGATAATCATTCATGTAATATTGAGCCATAGCAGAATCTGTAGGATCTGATAAATCAGACCATAAAGTACCGCCTGTAAATAATACACCATTTATGACAAAGAAGTTGCCTTTATCTAAGAAGTAAAAATTAGGATTAGAGTCAGAAAATTCATTCCATCTATCTACTACTAATTCCCATAAATTTGAATACCCTTCATGGTTACCCATAAGATAAATTACTTTGTAATCTTCTAGCAAAGGTTCGATCATATTTCTAGAACTACACCCTAAGCCTGAATCACCAGCAAGTACTACTACATCTGGTTTATCCACTAAATTATCTAATTCTTTTTTCAAATTATACTTACTAAATTCTATATGTAAGTCTGACAATAGCGCTATTTTCATTTTATTCTACCTCAAACTCATCCAATACTTCATTACATAAGGAATCGGCTTTCTCATTACCTACAATTCCATTATGTCCTTTCACTTTTTTTACTAAGATAGTAGGATCTAAATCCTCATATAATTTATATATTTCTTTCCATAAGGCTAAATTAGCTATCTCTTTCCCGTCTGATTTTCTCCAGTTATTCCTAGCCCAGTTATGTACCCAAGTTGAGCATCCATTGGCTACATAACTAGAATCAGTATATATCACTGAATGTTTACCTGCATGTTTAATAGACCATTTAATTGCCTCTATTACCGCAGTTAATTCAGCTATATTATTAGTACCTACTTCTATAATTCCCTTTTTATGACCTTTATAGGTTCCATCTACATCATATACTGCAAATGCCCAAGAACACGGATTAGTTCCATCATTTCCCCTACAAGCTCCATCAGTGTAAATCTGATACATTAATAATCCTCTAGCCAAGTTAAAAAATACTCATATAATTCATAATTAGTAGGATCTGTAGCTTCTATAAAAGAATCACCAACTTCTTCTAAAAATGTTAAATATAATGAGTGTTGTTTATAGTTCTTTTGTGTTAAACCTTCGGTAAGCATATATTCTCCTTATTTTGTATATTATAACAAAAAAGGACTTCTTATAGAAGTCCTTTATTTAATATTAACTATTAAACTCTTTCAAAACCAAACTCTTCTAATAGGTCTATATAAGTATTATTTTTTGCATACATAGTACCTACTATAATTATATTGACCGGTACTTTAAAATATGATGCTAATCCTATCTTCATTTCGTTTATTAGAATAAGTTTAGGTAATAAATTATCTAGGCTAAATGTATCATCAAATATAATATTAATATTTTTGGCCTTAATATCTAAACCTCTAAATTTAGCTAATTCTCTATTTACTAATCTAGTTAAATTAGTATATTCAGTTCCATCTAGCCATATTACTCTTTCACTTGTAGGAATTTTATATTTATATATTAAATTTTCTGGGAGAGTATTATTAGGGTTTTTAATCGTATTATTTATATGTTTTAATATATTAAAATGTAAATTTTCTTCTAAAGGTAAGTTAACATTAATAATATTAATATTAAAATAGTTTTTTGGTAAATCTTTTTGTAATTTATTGCAAAAGATATTAAATGAATTTGCAGAATAATTAGTTAAAAATTCATTAATAGCATAAGTTTTTCCGGAAGCTCTAGCAGTATTAATAATTACTGATTTATTATTAATGCTAGCATCTATTATACCTAATAATATTTTATTAGATTTAGATGCTTTTATTTCAGCTAACTTTTTCTCTAATTCTTTTATAGAAGATTCATGTCTTTTTATTTCTTCAATTATTTTCATAGTATCTATCATACTGCCATTTCTCCTGTAAGTTTTTCAGTATATTCATAGTTTAATAGATTAAATAAATTAGTATCTATAGGTATTCCTACTCTAAAATCTAAATCTGTTAAAGGTCTAGTTATTTCTAGTGTAGGTAGTATATGTCTTTTATTTTCTAATAATTTTTTACATTGTGGAATATGGTTTTCATATATATGAACATTTGTTAAGTCACCTTCTAGTATTCTTGGAGTTTTTCCTAAATAAGAAGCAAATATACATAAAAGTAGGCCATAACTAGATATATTAAAAGGTAGACCTAGGAAAGTATCTACAGATCTTTGATGCCATTTTAAATCTATAAAATCACCATCAATATATAATTCAAAAGACCAATGGCATGGTGGTAGACTCATTTGGTGTAAAGCTAGAGGATTCCATGCTGATACTAATAACCTTCTACTATTTGGGTTATTCTTAGCTTCTTTGAGAAGTTCTAATATTTGGTCTATACCTTGTTGTTCTATTAAATTACCATGTTCTGATATAGAATATGTACTAAAATTTCTCCATTGTTTTCCATATATTGGGCCCAGCTCTCCTTTAGTGTAGCCTAAGTCTATACCTTGATTTTGATAGTTATCATCCCAAACAGTTTTTCGTTTAGATGCAAGACCATAAGTTATTTCTCTAAGTGAATCAACATTGGTTAGCCCTGCTAAGAACCATACTAACTCTGATTTTACTGCATTAAAAGGTACAAATTTAGAAGTACAGATTGGGAATCCCAAGGACATATCATGTATAAATCTTTCACTAAATATAGAAATAGTATCAATTCCAGTTCTATTATATCTTTTGCTTCCATTTTCTAATACATTTCTAACTATTCTTTTATAATCTTTCATTCAGTAATATTTCTCCAATTTATTTTGCCGACTAATTTATGGTCTATGTCTTTAATTATCTTATCATTACTAACTATTGTAATAAAACTATAATCACTATAGTTAATAAAGTATTCAGCTAAATAACTTCCACCAATATATACTGCATCAGTTTCATTATCTATATACTTATCTAGTTGTGATTTAGGCGATATTTTAGTATCAATAGGAGTATCTATAATTTTAGGGTTATCTATAAACATTAATTGTGTAGTTAATATAATTATTAGTTTACTATGGTTATAGATATAGTTTTTAAAGGAATTTGGTAATAATTCATAACTAGATCTAGTAATAATTACGGCCTTATTATTAATAGTTGCTTTTAGTCTTACTATATCTTCCTTTATACTCTTCCAAGGTAAATAGTAATTTTTAGGAACATCGTAATCCATTAAACCACTTTTAGATATAGCTAGACATGTTATTAAGTTTCTCATTTTACTAATTCCTTTAAAGAATTTTGTAAACTATTAATATTAATATCAGTATTAATACCACCAGTTATATAAGAAGAAATTTCTGTTTCTTGTGGTGCTACTTGTTTATTATCAGATTTTAACCAATTATTCATCCAAGGTATTGGATTTTTCGTTCTTGGATAGGGGCATTCTTTTAAACCTACTATAGACATTCTATGAGCAGTTATATACTCCACATACTTATCTAAAATCTGTTTATTTAATCCCACTACGGTACCTAGTTTAGTTAGATAAGTAGCCCAGTCTTTTTCTTGTTCTGCTGCTAGTTTAAATATATTATTAGCTTCTTCTTCACACTCTTTTGATATATTAACCCATTCTTGACCATCTACTCCATTCTGCCAGTTATTAATGATCATTTGAGTACCCTTAAGGTGTAGAGCTTCATCTCTAGCAATTAAAGTCATTATCTTACAATTACCATCTAATAACTTTCGTTCACCAAAAGAAAAAGTAACAGCGAAAGAAACATAAAAACGTATAGCTTCAAGTGCATTAACAACATGCATACATAAATATAGAGCTTTCTTATGCTCATATTCATTATATTCTGAAGAATTAACGGCACGTAAATTATTATATCTAATCAAGTTATCATAGTACTTACCAATACTATCTGCTCTAGCCATAATTTCTTCAGTCTGTACTATACTATCAAAAGTTTCTGACATATCAGTAGGTAATATAGTTCGTACTATATGGGAATAACTTTCAGAGTGAATAGTTTCAAAGAAAGACCATGTTTCAATCCACCTTTCTAAGGCTGGATCGCTGCAAATAGGTAAAAAAGCTAAAGTGGGTGCTCTACCTTGAATAGAGTCTAATAAAGTTTGATATTTTAAATTAGCTAGAAACATATGTTGTTCATGTTCTGGCATATTCTGGAAATCAATAATATCCTTAGATAAATTAATTTCTGTAGGTCTCCAGAAAAACCCTATTTGAGTATCAGTTAAATTAGCAATAGATGTATGCTTAACTGTTTCTGTTCTGGCAACATTTAATGAGGAACCAAAAAACATTGGTTCCTCTAAATGATTTACTAACTCTCTATTAAAAATAGTTTGGGTCATTTATTTTCCTTATAGTTTACAACCACCAATACAATCTACTCCATCAGGAACATCTGCATTACCATTATCATTAGTATTATGGTAGTATAGTGTCTTTATACCTATTCTATGGGCATATATTAATGTACTTAATATATCTGTTAGTGGTACTTTATTATCTGGATAATTAGATGGATTATAGTATGTATTAGCACTAATACTTTGGTCTACAAATTTTTGCATAATAGCTACACTTCTTAAATATCCTTTATTTGTAAATTTAGGACTCCATGTAGTAGTATAGTTATAGTACAAATCAAATAGTTCTGGAGCGGCTTGTTTATAAACCCCATCCTTAGAAGATTTTACACTAAGTAACTGTCTAGGAGGTTCAATACCATTAGTAGCATTATTTATCTGTGCCGAAGTTTCAGCAGGCATTAAAGCAGTTAATGTAGAATTACGTAATCCTGTACTAACAATTTTATCTATTAAGCTAGACCAATCACAATACAAAGGTGTATTACAAAATTCTTTAATATTAGTATTAGATCTAGAAATAGTAGTTTCACCTCTAGCATATCTAGTCTGTTCAAATAACTCACATTTACCTTTTTCAATAGCTAAGTCAGCGCTAGCTTCCAATAAAGAAAATTGTATTAATTCAAATAGTCTATGAGTAAACTCTAATCCCTCTGGACTACCATATTCTAAATCCCTCTTAGCTAAGGCATAAGCATAATTTATCACACCTATACCTAGAGTTCTACGCATCTTATTTATTTCTGCTGCTTTAACTGGGTATTCTTGGTAATCTAATAAATTATCTAAGGCTCTAACTGCTACTCTTGCTGTAGCTTTAACAGCTTCTGGTTTATCTAGGTCAATAGTACCTAGATTCAAACCTGCTAGTGTACACAAAGCTATTTCTTCGTTTGGACTTCCCATAGGTTGTGTAGGGAGTAATATTTCCATACATTGTCCAGTTAAAAGTCCATTAAAAAATCCCATATTACGCTTAGGTTCAGTAAAACAAAAAGTATCATCTACTCTACCATTATTTATAATATTAGTTACTTTTATAAATCTAATCGCGCTTCTTTGTAGGGTTCTAAAATTAATGGTTAATCTATGTAACTTTAGACCTAGATTTAGTAATTTTTGTGACTCAACAGATGGTATTAATAATCTCCATTGTTGTTTACAGTTATATTCTTTTAAAGAATTACTACCATCATTTGCAGGTAATAAATGCATTCCCTTAGAATTTTTAGTCTCAGTAATTTTACTATTAACACCCATAGTCATCAGCATTAATTGAATATCTTTTAAGAACCCTAGATTTATACTAGCTGCGGTAATCTGCTCATTAGTACCGTTTCTATAGATACAACCATCTCCATCTAAGTATCCCGCTAACCACTTTAATCTAGAGTCTATAGTATAGGATGCATCTGGTACAAAAAATTTATCTTTTAAATCTTTTGTATGCAAATATATTCTATTGTATTTATCTTGATAAATTATACTATAATACTCGGCTGTAAATTTATCTAAAAGACTTTTTTTGTCTCCATATAAGTATATACGTTGATGATTACCAGAACTTATATAACAACCATCTGCACTATAAAATCCATTATCATATGGATGTTTTAGCATCTTATCTCCCTCAATTATAGGTAATTCAAATTTTATTAATTTGTCTCCTACTTTTAGGTCTTTAGCTGCTACGCGTTCAGGTTTACCTCTATAAGAGTTCTGAGTATAAAAATGATGTTCCATAGTACACTCTAGTTCCTGCCCACTATCGGTACAAACCTTTATTAAGGGTCTATTAATGCCTGTTTTATACACAGTGGTTTCTGAGAATTCTTCCCCATTCCATACATTAACCTTTTGCCCTTCTAAATCAGCTATTGGAAGGAAGCCCACATCTGTTAATACTAAAGTCTCTGGTGCAACACAAAGATTTGACTGCTTAACAGGAGCTACTACTGGGTCAAACATACCTTGTTCTGTACTATTATCTACATTATGTATGTAAATACGTCCTGTTTGCGCTCTTTCAGTAGCTAAAGACGTAAATAACTCTATAGCTGGTATTGATTTCTTAGTTATATTAGGATCTTTTTCTAAAGACTCATATAATTCTTTAAAGGCATCTTGATCACTAAAGAAAAAGTCATATAAGTCTCCATCAGCAATATCTGGACTAAATAAAGTTATATTCTCACCATTAACTAAACGATCATAAAATAGTTTATTAATTTGTACGCCATAATCCATATGACGGATTCTATTTTCATCTGTGCCACGATTATTTTTTAGAACCAATAAGTTCTCTACTTCTAGGTGCCATATTGGATAAAATAGAGTGGCAGCTCCACCACGTAATGCCGGTTGTAGTCAATGAAATTCGTTAATTTTCACCAGTTCTCTTATGAACTTCTTTATATTACTATAAAGCCTAGACTATATCATCATCCTATTAGGATGCGTACCATTTCGATTTAACTAGGATTTATTAGATTATTACTCTACACCTAGACCACTTGGCTCTACTCTACTCCCTTCCATTATTATATGTGGTTTCGATAGTCGTTGAACTTTACCTTACTCCTTGATTTATATAGGAGTAGCAAGGTCTTAGCTGCTGATTGTCCTAAATATTAGGAGTTCCCAGCAATTAGATACGTTTTTCGATAAATATTACTATTTAAAGGGGCTATTATATTAACCCTGGCTACATGATTTTACGGCAGTATAAAAGTGACGATAAAATGGTACTACTCCAGTATGTACTGCTGAGCCATTTCTGATTGAGGAACCTAAAGCACGGATAGCTCCACCATTAATACCAATACCAGCTCGTTTAGATATATACTCCACAATAGCGGAAGAAGCAGCATTAATTGATTTTAATGAATCTCCAGATTCAATTAAACAACAAGAACTAAACTGTCTTGTAGGAGTTCTAACTCCTCCCATAATAGGTGTAGGTAAACTTAAACGTCCTTGAGATACTTCTTCATAAAAATCTATGATATAATTTAGACGATCTTCTTCAGGCTCATTCTGGTGTAAACACATACCTATTAGCATAATTGCTATTTGCGGAGATTCTCTTAATTCTTTAGTTACACGATTTTGTACTAAGTATTTTTCTCTCCACTGCACAGTAGCTGCATATGAGTATTCTAAATCTTTATTATGATCTATATATTCATCTAATAGAGTTATTTCCTCCCAAGTATATTTCTTTAGTATCTCTGGATCATAATATCCTTCTTCTATATTAGATACTATTAAATTATACAATTTTGGAGGTTCATACATGCCATAAGCACATTTTCTCATATCAAATATGTTTAGTCTAGCAGCTGGTGTTAAATACTCAGGTTCTACTTCAGTAGATAAATCAACTGCTGCTTTAATAAGTGCTTGATGAATATCTTTAGTAGTAGGTAATGTATCTAATTTATAAGAGGCTGCCATAAGAATGGCTGAAGGATTAGCTTCTGTTCCTTCACATGCCCATTCAACTACTGTATTAACTTTCTCTGGAGAGAATTTTTCTCTATATCCGCCTCTTTTTAAAACTTCTTTTATTTCCAAAATAACACCTCAAAAGCAATTAATCAAAGTAGATAGTATAATCATCCAAAAACTTTCATTATAACTAATATACCATAAATTTAATTTGTTCATATTTTTCTCCTATTTATACTATTATAAAATTTTTAATAGTTATTAGTAAATAATATTTTTAAAGATAAAAATACCCTGAACTAAGTCAGGGTATTTATTCTATATTAAATCATCTACTACTATGTGTGTAGCTACAAGACCTTTAATATTATTAGAGTTATTTAATTTACTTTTTCTTTCCCTAATTCTATTCTTTAAACTAAGAATATTAAATAACTCTGGAGTTAGAGAAGATTTAAACATTAAGATCTTACATTTATTCTTATTTTCCCATCTTTTAACTTTTTCGGATAAAGTTAATTGTTTTGGTACTGGAAATTTAATTATATCTGTCATTAATATTGGATTCCTAATTCGGAGAATTTATCGTAGAAATATGCAGATTCATTACTACGAACTACATGTACCAGTTCACATAGTCTTATAGGACACTTACTTGGGTCATTATGTACTAGTTTTAATATAAGATTAATACCGCTAGGTACTTTTAAGTCTATTTGATTAACATCACCACAATATACAACTTTAGTATCTAAACCTTTACGTAGCATAGAAACTGCTATAGCTCTTTCTTCCATATTATTAACTTCATCTATGATTATAAAAGAGTTATTCCAAGTACGACCTCTAAGAAACATTACCGGTAAAAATTCTATTTTACCTGCTTCAATAAGATTTTTTACTGTCTTCTCCCCTGCTACATATTCTAATCCATCTAATATAGGTATTAAGTAAGGTTTTAATTTATCATATATACCTCCAGGTAGAGCACCTATATCTGGGCCTAATGGTATATTAGGTCTGATTAAGATTATTCTTTCAATTGGAGAGGATGGATCTAATAACATTTCCATAGCTTTTGCTGCTGCTAGGAAAGTTTTACCAGACCCAACAGTACCAAGAATAGCTGTAAAACTATGGTTATCTATAGCATTCAAAGCTCTTTTCTGTTGGTCATTTTTAGGTTTAACTAATCTAAACTTATCCTCCCTTTTTGGGTTAGGAAATTCGTAAACATTTTCATTAATACCACTATAAGTAGCTTGATTAATATATTTTTGACGTTTACTTATTCTAGATTGTCTTTTAGATTCTCGTCTCTCAAAGCGTCTTTGGTTACTTGACATTAAGCATCTCCGTTTAGTCGGTAGAGGAACTTTATTGTTCTTACCTTAACAACTATATAATGACATATTTTAAGCCTATATTCAAGATAATTTTTAAAGTTTATATCAATACATTTAAAATCCTTTAAATTTTCGCCACCGCGCCTGAGACCATAATTTTATGCTATATACTAAAAGTTACATGTATGGTTGTATTACAACATAAAAATAATTCAAAATTAGGATTTTTTAACGCATAGCTTTCAGGTATCAAACCGTCTTACTTTTTAGAATTTTTGAAAGAATTTTTGAAAGCTAAAAAATTTATTTACAATGTACTATATAAAATGATAAGATATATACCAAATGTAGGAGGTTTTTAATAATATATGTTTTCAATACTTAAAGGACATAAAGGTTACCATTTTAATGAATTAATGGGGCAATGGGACTTTATTGAGAGAGATAGTTGGATATTTGCAAAAGTATTTAGATTAGATACAAAGGGTGAAATCATTTCAAGTCCAGCTATGCTACCTAGTAAATTTGAGCTATATAAGGAAGTTAATCCTATTAATTTAGATGAGACTTATGAATTAGTAAAAGAATTAGCAACTAATCCTAATTTACTAGCTATTAGGGGTTCTAAAACTATTAATTACGAACCATTTAAAAGAAATAAAGCTAATTTTAATACTAGTATAGCTAGTAATATAATAGTAATGGATATAGATAGTGTACCTTTAAATAGTAGACTAGAGAAATTAAATATTAAATCTTGGGCTGATTATATTATAGAATGTTTGTCACAAATAAACCCAGAAATATTTAATATAGATATGGGATATATTGCTCATGCGTCAAGTTCTGCAGGTCTTAAGGAAAATATAAGGATGCACTTAGTACTGCAATCTGATAATCCAGTTAACCAAGCTCAATTAAAATATCTATTTAGTGAAGTTAATGCTAAAGCAAAAATAATGTTTCAGTTTGAAATAGCTGACTTAGCATTATATAGTCAAACACAACCGCATTTCTTTGCTGATCCATTATTTTATGACGGTATTTTAGACCCATTTAAAGATAGTTCTAGATTAGTATATCAGCCTGGAGAAGTGTGTAATATACCCACTAATCTACCAGAGTTTGTATCTAAAAAGGCAGATGTAGTTAAAAATGATTTTTCATTATTTAATATGATTGATGGTAAAAGGTCTATACCTAAAGCAGTTCAAGAAGTAATTGAAGAGCTAAAAGATGCAGATGATGGTGTATATTTGAGAATTATGCCCAAACTATATCATAGAGCTTGGCAGAATGGTGTAAATATACCTTGGTTAGAAAAACAAATAAGACCTATACTAGAAGAATATATATACTATGCTGATAGAAAAGATAGAACTGTAGAGCAATATATGCATAATGGTAGATCTGAGGCTTTAAGGGCTTTCTTAGGAGAGGCTAGGAGATATGTACCTGCTATCATAGATGGGGTAGAAGTAGAAAAGATAAGTTCGTCCTCTAATGATGAAGATATTTATCTAAAAATTAGAGATTTACCACCAAAAGGTTCTATAACATTTATTAAAGCTAGTTTAGGTACTGGTAAAACTACCGCTGTTACTAACTGGTTAAAAGAAGGTAAAGTATCCGGTGGCTTTATGGCCATTACTAATACTAGGTCTTTAGTGTCTTCTAATGCAAAAAAATTTAGAGCTGGAGAATATAGTAATACTATGGATATGTTAGAATTCTCTTGTGGTAGTTCTGACAGAATAAGTACTACTATTCATAGCTTACATAAGTTTGCAGCTTGTACTCACAGAATAAAATTCTTATTTATAGATGAGTGTGATGCAGTAATGAATGATCTTCTATTTAGTCCTCTAGTAAAAAAGAGACGAGAATGTATTAATACTCTATTTCAAATAATGATGAGCGCAGATTACGTTATACTATCGGATGGTGATATAAGTGAAGAAACTGTTAGTGCTTATGGTAGCTTAATAGACTATAATAAACCAATTAACGCAATTAGTCACCCTAGAAAGATGTTACATGATGCAATAGCTTATGAATTTGGAGATGAAGAATCTATTTGGGCAGCATTTAAATCTAGTATAGAATTAGGTGATAAATGTATATTAGTTTCAGACTGTAGCCCAGATGATATTAATGAAAGATGCATGAGTATTAGACAACAAACAGGTAAGATTGTAAAAGAAATACATTCTGCTTCTACTGAAGATGAAGATATTAGAAGAATATTAGACTATACTAATGATGAACTAAAAAATCAAGGAATTGATGCATTAGCATGTAGCCCTTCAGTTACTAGTGGTGTAGATTTTAATTATTTTGATAATGTTTTTGTCATTACTTTATCTAGTAATCAGACTCCTAATTTAAGATTTCAAGCACTTAGACGTGATAGAGGTGCTAAATTTATATTCTACTATACCTCACCAGATACTAAAGGATTCTCTGCTGGTTCTGATGAATACTTAGTACACGAAGGTTGGTTAGAAAAAGCTCAACAATTATTCGCTAAAAGAAGGGAAATAGAAAGTGTAAACTTTGAAAATACTTTTAGATATTATTTAATGGAACAAGGTTGTAAAATAAAGATAATTGAAGAAAAATGGGGCAATTTAGAAACAGATACAGATGCTTATTTAGCTCAGAAAGTATCTGCTATAATAGCTTCAACATCTTCTTATTGTCCACCTAGACATAATGATGCGTGGGAAATTAAGCAAAATATTTTAAGATATTTTCATATCGATAGTACCAATGATATTACTATTGAAGATATATATAGATTCTTAAAGGATAAACCAGATAAAAAAGCTGAATTCTTTCATAAGTTATATCCTATATTTTGGCCTTCAATTAGTAAATGTACAAAAGGTTTTCAACCTTTTATAGATGCATTAAAACTTCATAAAAAAGAATTTTATTTAGCTACTGGATGTAATGCCAATCCTAGATTCTATAGAATGCAGTTAGTTAAAGCAGGTATTAAAGAACCTGGGGAATTTCTAAATATAATAGATTGGTATAGAACTTATTGTATGATAAATAATATTGATATACCAACTGAATTCTTAACTGATGAAGAAAAGAAAACATTAGGAGAAAGGAGATTAGAAATTGAGTAAACCTTGGATAGTAGAGAGTAATACTAATAAAGCTAAGAAAAGGTTTAAGGATAAACCTTTTCTATATGAAAATAATAATATTTATCAAACTAAAAGAACTAATAAAAAAGTAATATGTAGGGTAGTACCTGCAGATTTTATTTATGCACAAGAATTATTAGATATGCCTAAGGAAAATTATATTCTCCCTGAAGAAGTAGTTTTAAATAAATTAAAAGAGCTTCGTGCTACTATTTTTAGTATTGCTATATTTAATAATCAATTAATAAATTTTAAAGAATAAACGAGTTAAACCTAATAAAAACTATTTACTATTGACTAGAAATAGCCTATAATATAATAATAAATAGAAGGAGTGAGAAATGAAAAATTTTGAAGAATTTTTGAAAGCAATGTATAATAATCATGTATCATTTTCATACTATAAAAATAATGGAGAACTGCGTCAAGCAACTGGCACATGCTTGCCAGAGTATATGCCAGTGCCTAAAGGTACAGGATATGCTACCCCAGCAAGTAATCTACTTTACTTTGATTTTGAAGCAAAAGCAGTTAGATCCTGTAAAATTGATAACTTACAAGATGACTGGAAAATATTAAATGAGTAAAGATACTGGTAAAGTGGCATCTAATGAACAACTAGAGTGCTATGCATGTGATCTTGAAGGACAGCAAGAGTAAAGTATTATAGTGGAAGAATTAATTGAGAAAATTTTTGAAGATCCTTTAAATTATGAAGAATTTATATGGGGTCAAGGTATTTCTATTATTATGTTTAAAGAGGATTAATAATGGCTAGAATTTCAACAGTAGATATTTCTAAAGAACAGTACCAAGCAGCTATAAATCTACTAGAAGAAGGTGGTACTAAAAAAGCTGCTTGCGAAATTCTAGGAATTAATTATAATACTACCAGGCTAGGTAACCTATTAGAAGAATTTAAGAATAAAGAAGCGATCACCCAAGAACTAAGACGTAAGAAAAGAGGAACTAGTGTTAGTAATGATGAATTACTTACTATGATTTCCATGTATTTCGAAGAAGAATCTATAGCTAATATTGCTGCTAGAACTCATAGATCTGAGGCTTTAGTTAAAATTCAGCTAGAAAATTCTGGTGCGATGTTACGTAAATTTTCAGCTATAGATCCTCTTAATCCCCCAGAATTACCCGAATTATGTATAAAAGAAGATTTCCAAATTGGAGAGATTGTCTGGGTAGCTGCATATAACTGCACTGGTGAAGTTAAAGGTGAAGCGAAAACTAAATTAGGTGAAAAAGCTTATAAAGTATATTTACTTGAATCAAGTATGCATAGGTATGTATACCAACCCTGGTATGATTTAGGCTCTTTAGACCACCTTAGAAATTTAGGATTAAAAGTGGAAACTATTCAATCTATTATGCCTATTGAAAAGAGACATGAATTACTACATGAAGCTCTACAAAAACTACGTAAAACTAAAGTACAAAGTAGAGGTGATGATTAATGCAAGATAAGAAAGAAGAACAAATTAATACAGATGAAAGAAAAAATAGTATTATTCTTTTATTAGATATTTTAGAACATGCTAGGTTTTATAATTTAGAATTTGAGGCTTTTAATTCTGCCAATATTACAACAGCGGAATATAAAAAATTAGTTGATGAATTAGAAAGGGCTTTAGCAGATTGGGATGTTTGATTAAAAAATATCAAATTGAAAATTTTCTTTACTAAATTCTATAACAATAATATAATTTATTTAATCTCAATTGAGATTAAAATATTAACAAAATAACAAAGGATAAAATAAAATATGACAACTTTCGTTTGGACTGATGAATCTCGTAAATACGCTATTGATAATTACATTGAACGTATTAATGCTTTCGAGGAAGATCAACGACCTAATATGACTTCTGAAGTAGTTCAAGATATTGCTAAAGAATTAGGTTGTACTGTAAATGGGGTTAGATCTATTATTATGAAATATACTGATGAAGATGGCAATTCTGTATATGTATCTAAATCTGCTTCGAAATCAACAAGTAAATCTAGTGCAAGTACTACATCTTCAGGTAAACGTCGTAGTAAAGCAGATTCACATAATGATCTAATTTCTACTATTAGTGCTTTGGTTGGTGAAGATAGTGTAGATTCTGAATTGATTAGTAAATTTACCGGAAAAGCAGCAGATTATATGACTGAAATTTTGGTAAAAGTACAAGAACAAATGTCTTAAGGAGAGTTTATGGAGTTAACTAAATTCCAAGATCTTATGGATACTTATAACGTAGCATTTATCTATTATAAAACGTTAGAAGGTAAAACTACATTTGTAGTAGGTACTACCGATTTTGATGATCCATATATCCAAGGAAAAAAGCAAGAAAATATTACTAAATTTGGTTCACCATATCCACCTGTGGATAGTAATCAAGTTCTAATATTCTCTTATTCTAAAGATAAATTTAGAGTATTGAATCTTAGAAGTATTATTAATATTGCTTCTATGGAATCAGTTTTAAATGTTCCCACAAGACATACAAGATCTGGAAGATCTAGGCTACAGAATAATAGCTGAAAAAGATGATAGGCAACTAAGACTAGCTGTATCAGAATTTAGAGGTGAATTATACATGTCGTTAAGGTGGTGGATACTTGATTTTGAGATGGAAAACTATTTTCCCACTAAGGAAGGAGTAACAATTCCATATACAACTCCATGCATATCTAACCTATTAGCAGCTACTGTATTATTACTCAGTGAAGGTAATCAATTAGATACAATAATTGAGAATATAAAATCACTAGATTACATAAAGCCAGTCAAACTTAATAAAAACCCTACCTAGTGTGGGGTTTTTCTTTATAAATCTTATTTACAAATAGGTTATAATACATTATAATATGTCATATAAATATGAAAAACATATCCATTTAAATAAGTCTTATTACTTAATATATAAGAAATTTTTATGGAAATGGATACCAACAGATAGATATTGCCTAACAGAACAAGAGGCACAGAACACGATAATGAAATTAAACAGGAAATAATTAATGAAATATTCCTTAAAAGAGTTTATAGAAGGTGCACAAAAAGCCTACTATGAAGGTACACCTATTATTTCTGATGAACAATACGATGAAATAATTAAAGTATATTCTACATCTATTGAAGAAGATATTGGGCCAGAAGGTGATTTTAAACATATAAGACCTATGTATAGTTTATCTAAAAAATTTACTAATCGAGGTGATGTAATAGAGCCTTTATCTGATGATGATGTAGAATCTATTAAATTAGATGGTGCAGCAATAGAAGTTGGGTACACTAATTTAAATGCACTTAAGCAAAATGAAGAACCTATCTTCTTATTATGCTGGTTGAATACTCGTGGTAATACTGAAAAAGGTAAAAGATTAGATATTAAAAAAGCAGAAGCATTAAATATACCAAAAATAATTAAATTTTCTAATATTTACGGATATGAGTTACCAAAACGAGGTAATATATATTCGCTACAAATTACTGGTGAAGTAGTAGCCACTAAACATGTAGATAACGCTAGAAATATAGTTAGTGGTAAATTAAATTTAAAATCATTAAATGAGTTTAATGATGCGGTCGAACAGTATGGACTTACTTTCTTTGCTTATAGTGTTTTAACTGATACAAGTTATATAACTGATAAGTACAAAACCGACATGGATCTATTACATTATCTAGGATTTAATACTGTTCTACACGTAGATGATTTTAAAAAAATTCATAAAGATTGTCAGATAAAATCTGATGGTAAAGTAGTAAGAGTTAATTCTAATAAACTTTACTGGGAACTAGGATTCACTGCTAAATACCCTAGAGGTGCATATGCAGTTAAAACAGACCAACCTTATGTAGAATCTGTTTTATTAGATGTTGAATGGAATGTAGGTAGGACAGGGAAAGTCGTGCCTACAGCTATTATAGAACCTATAGATATAGAAGGAGCTACAGTATCTAGAGCTACTCTTAATAATCCTATTTTTATTCAAGAAATGGGATTGTATATAGGGTGTACAGTTAAGATAATAAGATCTGGTGAGATTATACCTTGTATTATAGGAATAGTTGAGTAATACCGAGTATTAAAAATAAAATATAACTTGACGTTTTATTTTAAAATAGTTATAATAATTAATCTTTAATATAAACATAGTTTAATACCACATAGTAAGTAAATTGAAAATATACTTTACTATTCCCAAAATTTTCAATATAATATTTATATTGAATCGAGAGAAGGAATAAGCAATAATAAATGAAAAATATTGAAATACCTACAATTTGTCCTTCATGTGGTTCTATTTTACAGTTTTTTGGCCCGCAGTTATTCTGTACAAATAGTTCAAATTGTCCAGCACAAAATATAAAAAGAGTAGAAAATTTTGTATCTACCATGAAAATAAAAGGACTGGGGCCAAAATTGCTTGAGAAACTCAGTGATGAATTAGGATTAAATAGTATTATTGATATATATAAATATAATAAAGAAGAATTATGTTTAGTGTTAGGCGATACTATTGGTTCTAAAATATACTTAGAAATTCAAGCTTCTAAATCTAAAGAATTATCTTTATTCATTCAAGCCATAGGTATACCTATGATTGGTAGTAGCGCAGCTAAAATAATAGCTGAATCTATAAATGAATTTAAAGATATATTAAATATTTCGGATATTAGTAAGGAACTTGGTTCAGTTAAGTTTAGTAATTTACTAGAGTTTTTAAATACTAAATTATGTTTAGATTTAATAGATCTAAATCTACCATTAGTAAATAATAAAAATAAAAATACTAATAAAGTTAAAGGATATGTCTGTATAACAGGTAAGTTAAATAACTTTAAAAATAGAAAGGATGCAGAAACTTATTTAGCTACCTTTGGGTGGGTAAATAAACCTTCGGTAACTAAAGAAGTTACCTATTTAATATGTGAGGATGAATCTAAAGTAGGTTCTTCTTCATACAAAAAAGCTTTACAAAAACAAATAGCAATAATAACAATAGAAGATCTAATTAAAATACCTTAATCGATCTAAGAGGAAAATAAATAATATGTCTAAAATTAATTGGAATGAAGTAAATACTAAAGTTCTTACAGACGCTGTTGAAGGTCTTGAAGTAGTATCACAGGAAGTAGTAGCTGATTTAGCTGAGAAACTGGAAGGTTCAGCACGCTCAGTAGGTGCTAAACTACGTAAAATGGGTTTTGAAGTAGAAAAAGTTACAGCACGCCCATCAAAATGGACTCCAGAATTGGAAGAAAAACTGGCTCAGATTTTGGAAGAACATGCTGGCGAATATACTTATGCAGAACTAGCTCAAGTATTCTTCAGTGAAGAAGAAATTACAGACAAGCAAGTTCAGGGTAAAGTTCTAAGCATGGAACTTACTCATGCAGTTAAACCTGCTCCAAAACGTGATGCCGTTCGTACTTATACACCAGAACAAGAAGCTACTTACGTAGATATGGCTAAAAGCGGTGCTTCCCTAGAAGCTATTGCAGAAGCTCTAGGTGTATCTCTTAACTCAGCTCGCGGTAAAGGTATGAGTCTTGTTCGTGAAGGCTTGTTAGAAGAACAACCTGTTCAGGTTACTTCTACAGCTGCTAAACGTAAGGACTTCCTAGAAGGCTTGGATTTAGCTAATATGACTGTAGATGAAATTGCGGAAGCAACAGGTCGTCAAACTCGTGGTATTAAAAACACTCTGACTCGTAGAGGTCTAGATTGTAAAGACCATAAAGGTTCAGACCGTCGTACTAAAATTGATTCAGCCAAAGATGCTGCTGAGTAATTTAACTTAAACAAAGGGAGCTTAGGCTCCCTTTTTTATTATGAGAAAATAATGAGTGCAAAAATAGTAACATTAGAAGAATTAATCTATATGGATATAACACCTATAACTTTCGGTAATTAATATGAAAAATATCATAATACGTAACTTTATTACTACTAAATTTTATCATAATAATAACTACATAGAAATAGACAAAAAAGAGTTAAGTAATATTGTTAATAATACTCAACTGCCTCTACCTATATGTAGAGATTATGATACAAATAATATAGTAGGATATATAAATTCTATTAGATTAGCAGAACACGGGAAATCTATCACAGTTGAAGCATCTATACAAAAAGAGTTTACTGATTTTTCTGTATATTCAATAGGTTGGGGCTTACAATTAGATAATTTAGAAGATAATAAATGGACTGATTTAGTTTTAGTAACTTCTGGTCTATATGTTAAATCGAGCCTAGATAATATGGATAAAAGTATTTATGAAAGTATTGATACTATCGCATGATGAAGTTTCTCTTTCCCCAAGAGAGGCTATAGAAAAAGCCAGATCTGAACATGGATCTTATGCGACTATTGTGGCTCTACCTTCTTCCAATAATGAATATGCTCAATTATACTTTGCAGCTCAGGTCTTATGCGCTGACCAATTAGTAAAATTAAAAATTGACACTAAGGATATAGAGTTATATAATAGTAAGAAATTATTATTAATTGAAAGTATAGTAACCCAGTTCAGGGAGGTATTAGATGAAGTTATATCTGATACAGAAGAAGCATTATAATGAATGTAGAAGCAGTAGTAATATATCTACTGCTAAAATCTAAGTCAAGAGAAGAAGCTCTAACTAGATATTCTGATTTGCGTGCAGAATTTTTCTCTACTACGTATATACCATTAATACGAGCTATAGAAAGATTTTATCAAACAAAAGGTATAATTCCTACCATAGACCTATTAGAGTTAGACTGTTCTAGAAATATTAGACTTTCTACTGCTTTAGCTGCACTAAAAAGTTTAGAGATCTCAGAAGACGAAAATGACTATGATTTAGCGGTAGAAATCTTAAAAGATCAGTTTACTCAAAAGAAATATTTAGAATTATTAAATGATAGTCTTAATGATATATCTATAAAAACTTCTACTGAAATAGTAGATTTAGCAAGTACAATATCTTTAAAATTAGAAGAAGTAATTAAACCTAGTAGTTATATGCGTAAATCTAGTGAGATAATGTTATTTAAATCTAAAGAGGAGATAGCGGAAGATACTATGTTTTTAGGTATAAGTAATAAATTTGACTCTGAATATGGTGCGGCTAGGAGAGGAGAAGTATTACTTATAGGTGGTAGAAGAGGGGCTGGTAAGTCTGTTATATGTACTAATATTACTCAAGAAGCTGTATTAAATGGTTTTATAGTTCCATACTTTGCCTTAGAAATGACAGGGGAAGAAACTAAGCAAAGACATATGGCTATAGCTAGTGGTGTGAAAGCATTAAAAATACGTAATCAAAGTTATAATATAGAAGATTTAGATAATTTAGTTTTAACATTATGTAAAAACTATATAAATGGTAAAGAATTATATAATAGAGAGCAAAGTAAATTAATAGATTTTAATGCATATATAGAATTTGAAAAATTACTATATGCTGAAGGTATTCCTGATGATTCAAAAGGAGACTTAATAGTAATAGATGATACTGCTTTAAAATTATCCTCTATAGATAACTACTTAACTAGACTTAAATCTAGATATGGAAAAAGGGTAGGGCCAGTTATAATTGACTATGTTAATCAAATAGTAATGGATGGTACAAAAGACATAGATATGTATAATTGGACAGTACAGATATTAATCGCTAAAAAACTAAAAGAATTAGCTAAAAAACACAATATAACTATATTTGCACCTTATCAAATAGATGAATCTGGAGAAGCTAGGATGGCTAAAGGTATTTTGGATTCTTGCGATTTTGCATATACCGTAAAACCTATTCATGTAGAAGGAAAAGATATAGGGCTATTAGAGTGGACAGGTACCAAAGCTAGAGGTTTACCTACTTTTAATTTTAAAGTTAAAATTGATTGGTCTACATTAAAAATTTATCCTAATGAATTATCTCCTATAGAGATATTAGAAATTATAGGTGAAGAAGCTAATGAAGAAAAACCAAAGAAAAATAATAAAAAGAAAAGTCAGAATGAGATAGAAGATTCTATGGAGTTAAAATTATAATGAATAATGATGTATTAGATCTTTTAAATAAGAAAAATATTCAATATACTTTAAAAGGTAAAGATGCTTTAATATTTTGCCTTAATCCAGATCATGATGATTCACATCCCTCCTGTAGAGTAGATATTTATACGGGCAAATATAATTGTTTTGCCTGTGGCTTTGGTGGCAAAAATATATTTGAATATTTTAATGAGTATTATAATCCAATAAATATAAAAGTAAATGCTCTTAAAGATAAAATATCTAATTTAATATTAGATATAAATGGTATAGAATTACCAGAAGGTATTGAATACTATTTAGGAAGTCATAGAGATATACCTCCTAATTTATATAAAAAATATAATGTATTTATGCATCCTAAATATGGTGATGATAGATTATGTTTTCCTATTACAGATATTACTGGTAAGATAACTAATATATTAGCTAGAAAATTATATGATAAAATACCTCCAAAATATATAGTATATCCAGAAAATAGACCTATACCAGTATTTCCAGTAAGAAAGAATAATTATACTATATTAGTTGAAGGTATATATGATGTACTAAATTTAGAAGCTAAAGGACTAGATACAGCCACAGCCTGTTTTGGAACTAAAAGTATAACAGATAAGAATGTTTTAGATAAATTATCTCCTATAATATATAGTGGAACTAATACATTATTTATCTTATTGGATAATGATAAGGCTGGTAATATTTCAGCAGAATATCTTAAAAAATGTATAGAAAATAAGATAGATATAAGAGTAATAATATTAAATACATATATACCTGTAGGTAAAGACCCTGGCGATCTCACTAAAGAAGAAGTGGATTCATTAAAAGAAATTATTGAAAATTTTATTTACTAGTTGGTATATTAATAATATAATATATTAATTAGGAGGACGAATGACACAAAAAATATTAGTAATTGATAAAAACCCTAATAAAACCGACTATTCAAAAGTATTCGGTTTTGAGGTAGAAACTAAGTACTTATGTAATGAGAAAGTAGCTAGAGTATTAAAGTCTAATCTAACATTAGATTTAGATATTATATTTGATTATGATTTTGTTATATTAATAGGTGCAGATGCATTAAAAATATTTTCTAATTCTACATCCATAACTGAAGCTACAGGAAGACGAGTGGGATTAAAAAAATCTAAATATTTTGAAAATAAAGAACATGATGGTTTAATAGCTTGTGTAAATCCTATGATGACACACTTTAAACCAGAGATGAAACCTATAACAGAGCAGTCTATAGAAAGTATTCAAAATATTATTAAAGGATTAGTAACTGAGAAAATACCAACTAATTATAAATTAATTGATACAGAAGAAAAAGCTAAAGAATATCTTAATTTTCTAATAGAAATGCCACCTAAGTTATTAGCACTTGACTCTGAAACCAGTGCTCTTTATCCTAGAGATGGATATGTATTGGGTATATCCATTACACATGAAATGGCCCAAGGTGTATATATACTATCAGATTGTCTTACAGAAAATATACTTAAAGATTTCCAAGAATTAATTATAAATAATAGTTCCATACATTTAGTATTGCATAATGCTAAATTTGATTTAAAGTTCTTTAAGTTTCATTTTGGTTGGGATTTTAATAAAGCTTTTATTGAAAATAGACTACATGATACTATGCTTGAGCATTATATCCTAGATGAAAGAGCTGGTACTCATGGACTAAAGTCATTAGCTATCAAATATACAGATCTAGGGGATTATGAACTTCCTTTAGAAGAGTTTAAAAAAGAATATTGTAAGATTAATAAAATAAAATTAGAAGATTTTACTTATGACTTGATACCTATAGATATTATATGGAAATATGCTGCATGTGATACTGATGTTTGTTATAGATTACATAATTATTTCTACCCATTAATTGAATCTAATGCTAAACTAAAAAGTTTATATTATGATGTTATGTTACCTTCTCTAGAGTTTCTTACTAGAATGGAAGATAGAGGTGTTCCAGTAGCTATAAGTAGACTTCAATCAGCTAAAAGCTTCCTATATAAGAAATTAGAACGTTTAAATACAGAACTTAGAAGTAGACAAGAAATTAAAGTATTTGAAGATAAAATGGGGAAAGAATTTAATCCTAATTCACCTATTCAATTAAGAACTCTTCTATTTGATATTGCTGGTATAACCCCTTTAGATGTATTTACTAGCACAGGTCAATTATCTACTGATGCAGATGTTTTAGAAAAATTAAGTGAAAAACATCCACTACCAAAATTATTATTAGAAATAAGAAAAACTCTAAAAATATTAAATACTTATATTATTAAAATGATAGATAATATAGATAAAGATGGTAGGTTAAGAACTGGGTTTAATCAACATACTACTACTTCAGGTAGACTTAGTTCTAGTGGTAAACTTAATTTACAGCAATTACCTCGCGATGATGCAATGGTTAAAGGATGTATTGTAGCACCTAAAGGATATAGAGTAGTAGCATGTGATTTAACAACTGCTGAAATGTGGGTAGCAGCATCTTTATCTGGCGATAAAGCTTTACAGGAAGTTTTTATCAATATGGCCAAAGATGGTAAAAATGCTGTAGACTTCCATAGCTCTATTGCACATCTGGTATTCCAGCCAGATTGTCTTGCTACTGAGGTTAAAAAACTTTATCCGGCGCTCAGGCAAGCAAGTAAGGCGATTAACAAGTAATTTCCGAGATTATGAAGTTGCCTTTAAACCTCTCTAATTGCTAGAAACCCCTTAAGACTAATAAACTACAACGTAATTAGAAATAATAAGCGTGAATGTTTAAAAATTATTGGTATTGGGCAACCAGCAGCTAAGACTCTAAGTATTAAAAAATTGCTTTACAAGCATGTCGTAAATTTATATAATATAAGAGTAAAGTTCAACGACTATCGAAACCACATTTAAGTATGGAAGGGAGTAGAGTAGGACGCAAGTGCGGTGGTATTTTCGGATACCTTTACCGAAACGGGAGGGTGTTAAGATAAATACTAAAAAGACAATTACCACACTAGAAGATGCCGTAGATATCGCTTTGCAGTTTTTCGGTGATAATATACCAACAACTGTTAAAGAATACGAAAGCAACTTTCCAAAAGGTATGGGTAGAACTGCTATTAAAAGTAACTTAGATATAACTATAAGTCAGTTTTTAAAACTACTAAACCCAAAATACGTTAAAACTAACGAAAGAATTAATTTTAATGTATTACTAGGTTTAGCAAATAAACTAGATTTTAATTTAGTAGATTATACTTTGGATAACTCTATTAATACTACAGTTACCTTGGAATGTAAACATTGTGGTAAAATACAAAGAAAATCATATAAAAGCCTAGCTAACTGCGTAAAGGGATGCGTATACTGTAAGGCTAAAAATGTACAGTTAAAGTTTAATAAAGATAGAATAAATAGTTCATTAGAGCGAGTAGGTGCTAGCTTAGTTAGTGATATACCAGACTCACAAACTGGAATAATTACTTTAAAATGCAATAAGTGCTTAACAGAATACAGTACACAATTAGTAGGCTTAGTGTCGCCCAATTCTTTAAAAAGAGGAACATGCCCTAATTGTAGAAATTCTGACTATAGAGTTGTATACAATAATATAACTTTTGGTTCTAATTTTGAACTAGAATGCTATAAGCTTATATGTAAGTATAATATTGCCCATTTAGAGCTGCAAGTTCCTTACAAAGAATTTGGTAATACTGATAGAAGGTGGGTATGTGACTTCCTATTAGACAGTACTATTATAGAAGTATCTACTTTTAAATCTGATTATAAGGGTTATAAAACAAATCTATCTGAAAAACGACAATTCATAGAACATAGTACAACATATGATTTTGAGTTTTTTGATTCATTAAAAGAATTAGAAAGCTATCTTAATGCAAGATATAGTCTCAACGTCTATTGAAAAATAGAGATGAGTTTAACGAACTCAGTAAGAAAATGTTCATTCGGAATACTATTCGGTTCAGGCCCAGATAAAGTAGCTGCTACTATTAACGAAGCCCTATTCGAGCAACATATAGAGCAAGGTACTCCTTATAATCCTATTGATAGAGATAAAGCTGAAGAATATATTGAAATCTATTTCAATAAATTCCCTCAACTTAAAAAATGGATTAAAGAATCTCATAATACAATTTTATCTAATGGATTTATCTACAGTCATTTTGGCAGAAAACGTAGACTACGTAATATTAGATCTACTGATAGAGGTATTGTAGGTGAAGAATTAAGAAGTGGATTTAATGCTATTATTCAAGGAGCCTCTTCTGATGTATTAATGTTAGGTGCTATAGACGCAGATAAAGAAATTCAAGAAAAGAATTTAGATGCCGAAATAGTTATGTTAGTACATGACTCTGTAGTAGCTATAGTTAGGGAAGATTTAGTGGAAGAATATTCTGAATTAATAGTAAGAAATATTCAAAAAGATAGAGGATTAAATTTTGGTGGATTTGGTGTTGGAGTTACATTTGATTCGGAAGAAGGTGGTTCTCTTGACTACTCATGTGGTAAGATGGATAAACAATATCCAGAATTAGTGAGGATGGTTGCCTAATAAGCAACCATTTTTTATATGGAATATCCAGTTTATTCTTTAAGAAGTTTCACTGATAAGTATATAGAAGATAATAAAATTATAATAGAGACATATTATAATACTTATATATTGGATGACCTAAACTTAGTATCTAAAATCCCTGATTATGTTAAAAGACGTTTATATATAGAAGAAAATAAAGAACTATATAATTATAAACTATATCCTCTATCTAATAAGTTTACTAATTTAGTTCAAATTAATAGGTTTTATAGAGAGACTAAAAATAAACATTATATAGATATAAATGGTAGTATATTTGTATACAAGCCTACTAAAAGAGTGCAAGTAGTATGGAAGAGGCCAAAATATATTGCAGGTAGGTATCCAGATACTTATTTAGCTATAGTTAGAGATATGCCATACCCATTCTTAGTAAATAAAGTTTATAAATATATAGCAATAACTACTATTTATAATTCTGCTTTTATATATGATGTATCTGATGAGCAGCAAAAATTGAATGAATATTTTTGGAGGAAAATTTGAAATTAATAGTATCTAACAAAATATACTTTAAACATAATAATTATGATCTATTATCAAAAATCGAAAAGTCTTTAACGTATTTAGTAGATAATGGTGCACCTGGTAAAAGAGGAATGCCTAGCAGACCTAAATACTTAATAAGATTTGGTAAAATAAGAGATGTTTATTGGGTACCAACAGGTAAACTTGATTACTTAAAAGAAGTATTTAGTAATGAAAAGCTAGAGATAATTGATAAAAGGGTTTTAGTACCTGCCAAGATACCTAAACCTTCTTTTACTTTAAGAAAAGATCAACAACAAATATACAATGAGTGTAATGATTCTTGTATTATTAACGGTAAACCGGGTTTGATAAACTGAGGCTCGGTATAAACTCCTCTAATTGCTGGAATAGCCTTAGAGATAGTTAAACTACAACGTAAATAGAAATATTAAGCGTGAAAGTATAAAAATTAACTATATTGGCCAATCAGCAGCTAAGATCCTTCAAAATTATATTTGATAATCCTTGGATTTTAAATTATAATTTTATGGATAAAGTTCAGAGACTATCGAAACCACATATAATAATGGAAGGGAGTAGAGTAGAGCCAAGTGGTCTAGGTGTAGAGTAATAATCTAATAAATCCTAGTTAAATCGAAATGGGGAGCAATATTGTGAAAGAAATATCAACGACTAAAGTAGCTTTAGATAGAGCTATAGCAATGAAAGTTACTATAGTAAAATCTATAAGATATAATAATTATAAATAATATTGAAGATATAGTCCAATCTTTAGGGAAACTTAAAGAGAATGAGTAACGATCATTCGTAACACAAATGTTTGGTAAAACAATAGAAGCTTTAGCGATAGCTCATAAACTACAACAAAAAACATTAGTAATATGTACTAATGTTTTTCTGAGAGAGCAATGGGAAAAAGAAATTGAAAAACATTTTGGATTTACTCCTGGTATTATAGGTTCAGGGCATTATAACACTAAACCTCCTATAGTAGTAAGTAATATTCAAACAGTTGCTAAGTATGGATTAGAACTAAATTCCACTTTTGGATTAGTTATAGTAGACGAAGCGCATCATTGTCCTGCTTCTACATTTTCGAAGATATTAGACGAGAGTAGGGCTAGATATAAAATAGGGTTAACAGGTACTCTAAAAAGAAAAGATGGATTACATTGTACTTTTTCAGGTTACTTTTCAGATAAAGTATTCCAACCACCAGTAAATAATACTATTAATCCTGTAGTGCATAGTTATAGCACTGATATTCAAATACCTGGTAATATAAGTGTTCCTTGGGCTTTAAGGATTAATGAATTATATGAAAACCCTGCATATAGGACTTTAATAGTTAACTTAATAAAAGTATATGAAAGTTTAGGGCATAAAATCCTAGTATTAGTAGATAGGGTAGAGTTTGCTAATTTTTTACATGAACAAATAACTAATAGTTATATAATATTAGGGGAAACTTCAGGCATAGATAGAGAAAGAGTATTAAAAGCGGTTAGTGATAGCAAACAATCTACCATAATAGCTAGTGTATCTATATTTAAAGAAGGTATTTCTCAGAATGATTTATCATGCCTAATTAATGCTACATCTACTAATAATGAAGCTTTAGTAGAACAAACTGCTGGTAGGGTTATGCGAAAAGCTGATGGTAAATTAGATCCTGTTATAGTTGATATAGGGTTAGACGGTATTACAGGTACTAGACATAGATCTGATAGATTTAATTTTTATTATAGTTTGGGCTGGGAAGTAAAGCCTATTAATATAAATAATATTTATGAAACATTAACTAATTAATGAATTTACCGAAACATTTTTAAAAACTTTAAAAAATTTATTTACTATATTATAAATTTTTTATATAATATTTATATTGAGTTAAGGGAAATAAATGCTTTTCTTTAATTACACAAATATCTATCTACTAGCAAGGGGTGATAGCTATTTAATAGTACGTTATCTGCAAGAAATAAGTAAAGGACGATATAAAGACTTAATTGGGTATAATTTTATAGTTAACCCTAAAATACTATTTAATAGTAAATATAGTTATAGAGTTCTAGCAGAATATGTAGGCCTATGCAGTCTGAGAAATTATTCCGACTTTAAACTAACTAAACAAACAAATTTGCATATATCAAGATTACCAATATGGGTACCAGATATAGCAGTCAAAGAAAATCCGTTAATAGAAATAAATAATTCATTTTTAGAATTTAAATCAGAAAAGGAAAATATATGACACAAAATACATCACTAGGTTGGGATTCAGCTAAAGGCGAAGCAGAACGTAATGAAATTAAATGGATGAAAATGGCTGGGGGAGAAAACCAATTTCGTATCATAAGTGGGATTATTCCACGTTATGTTTACTGGCTAAAAAATCTAGAAAATAAACCTCGTTCTTTTGAATGCTTACAATTTGATCGTACTCGTGAAAAGTTTGTAAACTCTCGTAAAGACCCTATCCGTGAGTTAGGATTTACTCAACTAGGTGCTCCAGGTACTAAAGATGAAGGTAAAGAAATACCTTTGAAAAGTAAAAGAGCTTATGTTTGCCAAGTAATTAATCGTGCTACAGGAGAAATTGAATACTTAGACCTTAAAAAATCCATCTTTGATGGTATTAAAAGTGTTAGTGCTCAATTAGGTAAATCTCCATATGATTTCGATATTTTTGTTAAGAAAACAGGTAGTACTTGGAATAATACTGAATATGCTGTAATGGAAATTAAGTGTATGAAAGATGCTGAAAGTCCAAATGCAGATAGAGATGCTAAGGATGAAGCACTTAAAGCGCAAGCCAAAGATATTAATGAAGTTTTCCCAGTACCTTCATATGAGGAATTACTAGAAGATGTTCGTAATTGGGTATCTAGTTCTTCTAATAAGGATGAAGAAGAAAAAACAAATTCAACTGCTGCTAATGAAGCAATTGATGAACTAGAATTAGAATAATAGTTATTAATTGATTTAAGGGAGCATTTAGCTCCCTTTTTATTTGGGGGATTAATGAAGATTTTATTTACAGCAGATTGGCATATAAAAATATCAAAGGATATTCCAGAATACTGGGAAAGGCAAAGACTTAGACTTTTAATACAAGAAATAAATAATATATATAGAGAACATTGTTGTAATTTAGTAGTAATAGGTGGAGATATCTTAGATATAGCTAAACCTAGTACAGAAGAACTGGATTTATATTTTGAAGCTATGGCTTCATTAAATGTTGATAAATGTATTATATATACGGGTAATCATGAAGTTATAAATTTTAAAAGCTGCCTTATAGGATTAAAAGAAGAAACAACTCGATGTAATCCTAAAGTAGAAATTATTACAGAACCTTATAGAAGTGAAGATTTTGATATTATTGATTTTGTTGAGCTTCATAAAAAAGAGTGGATTCCCTCTAAATCTAAAATATGTTTTACACATGTACGAGGAAGCATCCCACCACATGTTAAGCCAGAGATAGATTTAGAAAAATTTAATAAACATGGATATAGTTTAGTAATAGCAGGAGATTTACATTCAGTTACTAATTCTCAATTTGTCAATAAAACTCCTTTATTATATCCAGGCTCTCCATTTTCTACAACTTTTATTCGTACTAAACCCAATAATAATTATGGAGTGTATATAGTAGATACAGATACTTTATCTTATGATTGGATTTCTTTAGATCATTTACCGCAACTTATTTTACAATCTATTAGTTCAGAAGAAGAAATAAAAGAAGATTCATATAATAGAGTAATGTACGAGTTAGTAGGTAATGTAGTAGAATTAGGTAAAGTATCGAATAATTCTTTGATAAAGAAAAAAGTTAATACTGGTATTACTAAAAATCCTAAACTAGATCTTAGAAAAGCTAGTAAGTTAGAAGATGAATTTTTACTATATTGTAGGAATATATTAAAAATAAATGAAAAACAGATTGAAGACCTTCTTACCGAGCTACATAATAGTGTAGATATAAGTAAATATAATGATTAAACTAAAAACTTTAATAATAAATAATTGTTTACCATTTGGTAAGGATGTAGAAATATACTTAGATAGATCTACGGTTACTCAATTAGTAGGTAAAAATGGAACAGGTAAAAGTTCTATACCTATTTTATTAGAAGAAATTCTATATAATAAAAACTCTAAAGGTGTATTAAAAGGAGACCTATTAAATAGGTTTTCTGGTTCAGATACTTATTCCTTGACTTTACTATTTAATGTTGATAATGATAAGTATAAACTACAGAAGACAGTAAAAAATACAGCTAAAGTTTATTTAGAGAAGAATGGTAAAGATATAAGTGCCCATACAGCTACACAAACTTATAAAATTATAGAAGATATACTAGGAATGGATATGACTGCCTTTTCTAAGTTAGTTTACCAATCTATTCTTTCATCTATGAACTTCCTGGTAGATACTGACTCAAATAAGAAAAAATTTTTAGTTAATTTACTAAATCTTTCTAAATATTTAAATATAGAAGAAGAAATAAAAAAATCTAAAAAAGAATTAGAAACATCAATAAGTAGTCTAGAAGCTTCAATATCACAGTGTACTAAAAGTATTAGTAAAATACAAATACCTAGCATTCAGGCAAAGATAGAAGTTCCAGATAAATTAGACTTTTCTGAGGAGTTATTAAACCTCTCTAAAGATAAAACTAATTTAACAGCTAAATTAAAGCTATTAGAAAACAATTTAATAAATTGGAAAGATAACTATAATAAATTGATTGCTGACTATAATAATAATAAATTATTATACAATACCAAAGTTAATACTATTTCTAAATTCAAGGATAAATTTTTAAATAGTACAATATTGCTAGCTAACATAAAAAAATTAGAAGAGCAACTAAAGGAAACCCAGCGCCCAGACATCGAAAAGTTAAAAGTCTTAAAAGATTACATATCTACTAATAGCTTAGAACAAGTTAAAAAAGAGACTAGATTAGACTTATTAAGAAAAGCTTTTAAAGAACTAAAAGATGAAGTGAGTATAACTAATTGTCCTAGATGTGGGTCACCTATGGATGTGGCTGCTAAAGCTAAAGAGTTATATAGAATTAAGGATGAGTATGATTTATTACTAAATGAGTATAACAGTATTAAACAAAGTATAGAAGAAGTAACAAATAATATTAGTATACTACAACAAGAGTTAAATGGGTATAATACTCTAGAAGCTAAATTAAAGAAAACTATATTAGAGCATGAGAAACTATCAGAGGAACTTTCGGTTCTAAAATTAGAAATGAATAATTTAGGAATACCAGAATTATATAGTGCAAATCCGACAGGTAATTTTAATATTGAAGAACCTAAGAAACCAGAAATAGAATCAGAAACAGACATTAAAGATTTAATAGATAATATTAAGCTAGATATTTCAATTATTAGTAATAAAGAATTAAAGATTAGAAAAGAAATACAAGATAGAGACTCTCTAATAGAATCCATAATTAAAGAGAATATATCTATTGAAGTAAATAATTCTTTAAGAGATTCTTTATTAAAACAAAAACAAGAATTAAATTCTGAGCTAGAAGATTACAAAAAGGATTTAGAGATTCTTAATAATAAATTAAATAATAAAAATATATTGTTAAAGATATTTAATAATAAAGGATTAATAGCTTATAAATTAGAAAGTTCTGTTAAAATATTTGAAGATAAAGTAAATTATTATCTATCTGAATTATCAGAAGGAGTATTTGCATTAGGATTTGAGCTAGAAGATAATAACCTTAAAGCAAATATATACTCTAGTGGTAAATCAGTAAATATAAAAACACTAAGTTCAGGAGAATTAGTAAAAGTAAATATATCTACGTTACTTGCAATTAGAGATTTAATATCAGTAGTTTCTAAAAGTAGTATAAATGTACTATTTTTAGATGAAATAATTTCCTTTGTAGATGTTGAAGGTATTGAAGATTTAATTAATACACTTCTGAAACTAAAAGAATTAAATATTTTTATGGTTAGTCATAATTATGTACATCCTTTAGTAGAAGTAGTAAAAGTAATAAAAGAAAATAATATATCAAGGGTTGAATATAATGGTTGATTCTAGGACTAAGGGACAGAGAGCTGAATATGCAGTTAGAGATTTATTAAGAGATAAGACTAAACTAGGTTGGGAGAGAGTTCCAGGTTCTGGGGGTTTTACAGTTAATCATGGATTAAAGGGAGATATTTATCTCCCACAAACTACTGGTAAAATATCAGCTTTCGCTATTGAAGTAAAACATTATGCAGATGATGTTATAAATAGTAATCTATTTAATTCAACAGAATCACAGTTAGAAAAGTTTTGGAATCAAACGGTGCGTGAGGCTAAAGAGATAAGTGCAAAACCGATGCTAATTTTTAAGAAAGATAGAGGAAAATGGCTTTGTGCTTTAAGTGAAAATGAATTAGAAAATATAAGTGCAAAACCGACCCTTATTTTTACTAAGGGTTCTTCTAGAATTATTATATATCTTTTTGAAGAAGTATTAGCACAAGGTACGGAGTATTTTATAAAATGATAGGTTGGGACGAAGTAACAAATAGATATGGTGATGGTAATAATCTATTATTAGTAGATGGTATAAATTTTGCTATGAGATTTAGTACTAGGTCTACTATTATATATGCACCAGAGTTTTTAGCAAATATTAGATCTATTGCTAAATCTTATGGGTGTAGAAAAATAATAATATTATCGGATAACAAAGGAAGCTCATATAGAAAAGATATTTACCCAGAGTATAAGGCTAATAGACAGGAAAGAAGGGATGAACAAACCCAGGAAGAAAGAGACGCATTTGAAATATTCTTCAAAGAATATTTAAGGTCTCTAGAATTAGCACAAGAATCTGGTATTACGGTAGTATCATTAAAAGGAGTAGAAGCTGATGATTTAGCAACATACTTCTGTAATAATACACAAGATTTATTTACTAATATATGGTTATGTAGTACGGATGGTGACTGGGATCAATTATTACAGTCTAATATTAAGAGATTTTCTTATAAAACTAGAAAAGAATATACATTAGATAACTTTTATGATAATCATGGATGTGATACACCAGAACAATTTACTCATATAAAAGCTATACAAGGTGACATGGGGGATAATGTTAGAGGTGTTGATGGTATTGGCCCAAAACGTGCATATAATTTAATTAGAGAATATGGTTCAGTTCATGAAATTTATGCAGCTCTTCCTTTAGAAGGTAATCAGTTATTTATTAAAAATTTAAATAAATTTGGTGATAAATTACTATTAAATTTACAATTAGTAGACTTACCCTCTTACTATGGAACAGCTATAGATCATGCTGCTAAATTATATAATGAAGATTATTTCGATTATTTAAATAAAGTAGTAGGAGAATTACATAATGCTTAATAAAGTAAAAATTTACTGTAGAGATAGTGAGTGTTTACCTTATATAGGTAGTGATAGTGCAGCAGGTATGGATTTAAAATCTATGAAAGATTTTTCATTAGCACCAGAAGCAGAAATTACTATATATACGGGAGTAACTGTGGAACTACCTCCATTTACTGTAGGACTAGTAGGCCCTAGGTCTAGTCTAGGTAGTATGGAAGGAGTATATGTAACTCTAAAAAATACTATAGGATTTATAGACTCAGACTACAGAGGGGAAATACAGGTAAAATTAATTAATAAAGGTAAGAAAACTATTACGGTATTTAAAGGGGATAGAATATGCCAATTAATAGTTGTGCCACATTTATCACCCAAATTTGACCTTGTAGACTCTTTGGAAGATTTATCCCCTACACGACGCGGTAGCGGCGGATGGGGGAGTAGTGGGAATGATATTAAAATAGAAAAAAGCTAGTAGATTTCTCTACTAGCTTTTTTTATTATTTATATAATATTTTAAGTGTTACTATATCTAAATCTATAAACAATTTAGCAATAGGTGATTTACCATTACTACCAATACTTTTAGACTTATCTAACTTCATTATTCCAACCTATTATCAATATTGAGACTATTTAAAAATTTATCAATATCGCCATTTGAGTTTGCTCTCGCCTCCACTTCAAAAGCATTATTATGGTATCCATTCTTAAAGAACTCCATAACATACTTAATCATGAACATGAACTTACCTAGTTTCTGCATTTGCATAATGTGTGTGCATTCATGCGCAAGTAGTTTCTTGTCATCGTAGTAGCCGGGCCTAATATATACAGTGTCCCATAAAGAGGTCCACCCAATTACTGTGTTTGTTCGTTGAATCCAACCAAGAAAATTTACCATCTTCTCTACAAATCCAACCATCGGTTTAACAATAATTTTACTCATTACACGTACCTATATTTCTTAATAAGAATCCAACTATTAATATTTGGAGAAAGTGCTGTAATTAATTCTTGTAAACGTTTTGTCATTTAAATCTCCTAAAAGAAATAACATCCCTGTTAGTTAATCTCCTAAAGTATTAGAAGAAAAATTCTTCATTATACATGTAAGCTGTTACGTAAGTAGTTCCACCATCATTTGAAAAATCAACTGCAATTTTATCAGAACCAGTAACTGTTTCCCCTGAACTATAAGTAAATTGTATTGTAAAAGCTTTTGTTGCATCTTGCCCACAAGTAACAGTAGTCCATGAAGTAGCAGTAACGCCTGTTGATAAGACAACTTCTCTTGTTCCTGTACTATCAATTATGTTCCATTTGTTTATATAAGGTGAAGGTGTTGGATTTACGGCTCTAAAACGTATACTAAGTGTTTGACCGGAAGTAGTAGCATACGCCCATGTATAACTGTTTAAGCCTATTTGTAAACTTCCATTTAAATTAAAAATATCTTCTACTTTTGGTGTTGGAGGGTAATTACCAGTGTTTCCAAGATTATCTGTACTAAAATTAAATAAAATACCTCTTACCCACACAGTTACACCATTTAATTGAAGCTCTTGTACTTGTGCACCGTTCAACAGTACATTCGAAACATCTACTCCGTTTATTTGTAAACCCATTGTATTAACTCCTCCGAATTAAGTTGTAATCAAATTCAAAACACCACCTGAGAATGTGTATTTAAAACCACCACGAACAGTATCAGTAGGTGCTGCCAATGTTAATGCAACGGCAACGTTTGCGGAACCGTCAACCGAAGCGGAACCAGTAGCTCCACCTGTAAAGGATAATGTTCGGGCTGTGCCCCAGTTCGCTGTTGTAATGTTTGCAGAACCATTAAAAGAAGTTCCATTAATAGTACGGGCGGTTTGCAGAGTAGTTGCAGTAGCAGCATTCCCAGTTGTGGAAGAACTAGAACCTGTAACACTGATAGGCCAAGTACCACTTGTTCCTGTACCAGTAAGAGGTGCATAAGCATGAGTATGGCTCGTTGGAGCAGCACCCACATCTGCAGCAGTAGGCTTGTTACCAGTGTGGTAGATAGTCATCCAGCCAGAGTTTGCTCCATTAGACACTCTTCTAAATGCAAGAATATCTGAGTTGAAGCAAGCTGCGATATCCACATAGTAACCACCTGCGTTAGAATGGTTTAGCGTAATATGGTGATACCAATCATTCGTAGGGTTCAGCAACTGCGAACCATTAGCACCTGTTCCACCAGTTCCAGAGAAGTTAGACACCTGCAAACCTTGTCTTCCGTAGGCAACTGTAGAGTCATTCCCCCATAAATTAGCGGAATTTAAAGGTAAATAATCATGAGTATGAGAAGCAGCAGCATAAGAACCAGCAGGTTGAGCACCTATTTCAGCCAAACTCCAAGCAACGTTAGCAGAACCATCTACAGACTTTCCAGTATTACCTATTGTTAAGGTTCTCGCCGATACCCATCTAGAAGAAGAAGCAGCATTACCAGTAATAGCAATAGTCCAAGTTCCTGTTGCACCTGTTCCTGTAGTTGATGGAACACCTATTTCAGCTAACGTCCACGTATAATTTCCAGATCCATTAATTGATTTACCGGTACTTCCGATTGTAATTGTACGAGACGTTCCCCACGTGGATGTTGTAATATTAGAAGTACCATCAAAAGAAGTCCCATTAATAGTTCTAGCATTTAATAATTTTGTAGCAGAAACTGCATTTTGAGCTGCACCTAATGCACCAACATCAGTATAATCTATTACTACTACACCTTGATACCCATTAACAGATGTTACAGACTCTGTATTATCAATTTTGTAATATGAATCAAGGTTAGCAGAATAACATATACTATCACCCACACCATAATCTACAGAATTAATTACTCCTGCTACAGTAACTTTCCAAAAAGCTGATCTATTATTGGTACCATCATTAGGGGGTGTAGGGTACACACCCAAAGAAGCATCATAACTACCCATCTCAACCATAGCACCTTGTAGAGAGGTAGCAGCCAATTCTGCTGCATTTTTATATTCTAGGGCAGCAAGTTCACTAATAGCAGCATTAGTTTCACTAGTTGCAGCAGCATTTTTACTAGCTAAAGCTGAACTAGCTGAACTAGCAGCATTAGTTTCACTAGTTGCAGCAGCATTTTTACTAGCTAAAGCAGCACTAGCTGAATTAGCAGCATTAGTTTCACTAGTTGCAGCAGCATTTTTACTAGCTAAAGCTGAACTAGCTGAACTAGCAGCACTAGTTTCACTAGTTGCAGCAGCTTGCTCAGATGCTAAAGCTGCACTAGCTGAACTAGCAGCATTAGTTTCACTAGTTGAAGCATTTTGCTCCGAAGTTAGAGCAGCACTAGCTGAACTAGCAGCATTAGTTTCACTAGTTGCAGCAGCATTTTTACTAGTTAGAGCAGCACTAGCTGAACTAGCAGCATTAGTTTCACTAGTTGAAGCAGCATTTTTACTAGTTAGAGCAGCACTAGCTGAACTAGCAGCATTAGTTTCACTATTTTCAGCAGCTTGCTCAGATGCTAAAGCTGCACTAGCTGAACTAGCAGCATTAGTTTCACTAGTTGCAGCAGCTTGCTCAGATGCTAAAGCTGCACTAGCTGAATTAGCAGCATTAGTTTCGCTAGTTGAAGCAGCTTGCTCAGATGCTAAAGCTGCACTAGCTGAACTAGCAGCATTAGTTTCACTAGTTGCAGCAGCATTTTTACTAGCTAAAGCTGAACTAGCTGAACTAGCAGCACTAGTTTCACTAGTTGCAGCAGCATTTTTACTAGTTAGAGCAGCACTAGCTGAATTAGCAGCATTAGTTTCACTAGTTGAGGCATTTTGCTCAGAGGTTAGAGCAGCACTAGCTGAATTAGCAGCATTAGTTTCACTAGTTGCAGCAGCATTTTTACTAGTTAGAGCAGCACTAGCTGAATTAGCAGCATTAGTTTCACTAGTTGCAGCAGCATTTTTACTAGTTAGAGCAGCACTAGCTGAATTAGCAGCATTAGTTTCACTAGTTGAAGCAGCATTAGCTGAATTTTCAACTTCTAATTTTATAGCATTTAGAGTAGATAAACTGACACTAGAGGGGCCACCGCTAGTTATTTTTAGAACAGTACCAAGAGATATCTCATCTAAAGTTACAGAGTTTATTTTATAAATTTTTACACCAATCATTGTCTCACCTTATGTTCTAGTAGCAGTTCTATTAATAAAAATTTTACCAGATAAAACTTTAGATACTATTCCTGCTGAATTCTCTAATACTACATCATAGTAGCCTGCTAAAGTTACTTGTGTATCTGCCAAATTAAGCCCAGTTAATCTAGATTTAGGTATAGATAAAAATATTCTGTTACTAGTAGATGCATCTTCTAATTGACAATCAAAGCTAAATAATACTATAGATGTATCAGAGAAATTATTACGAACATCAGCACTAACATTAGTAACTTCAGATAAATCTAGTGGAGTTTCAATGGTATCTATACCATTAGAGTCCAATGTAATATCTACTAAATCTAGAGCTATATCAAAATCTGTATTTTCATCTACATATAAGTCAAATGTAGGGTTATTTTTCATTTTTATGTTTTCCTTAAGAATAATTTGGTAAATTATCGAACTGGTCATATGTAGCACAATCAATTGCTAAAATATATTCTTGTAATAAAGGTACTCCCATATTTTTAACTATACTAGGAAAATCTTCCCCAGTTAAAAATACTGCACTTTTAACAGTTGTATTACTACCATTGTATAAACAGCCTTGTTGGCCTCTATAGTATCTAGGCTCATATACCCCAGATTCTATGCTTTCAGGTATATACCACATATTAGTAGTAGCAGCTATTGTAGCTACTTTACCTGTAATAGTTACATCCCATTGTGGGTCCACATATGCTTTTGGTGATACATTATTCCAATAAATTAAAGAACCTAAAGTATTTCTTGTCTGTAGCATAGCTCTACTACTATTAAAAGTCTTTATACCATCTGGTCTTTGTATAATTACACCATAATTCATATTTGGTATATAGTTAGCTTCAACAAAGACATAAAAATCTACAACAAAACCATTGGTATTAGGGCCTGATTGTCTCTCTCCAGATACTATATAATCATCTCTATTACCTAGCAATACTCCGTAATATTTACCAGAAGAAGTAATTACATGTGTATTCACAGGATAGGTTCCAGATATAGTAACTGCAAAACATAATATACTTACTGACGTCGGTAAATTAAATAGAGGGAACGTTTGATTATTAGTAGAATCTTTAGTAATTCTATACTTACCCCAGTAATGAAATGCTCTTTCATTATTATTTATTACTAAGTTACCGTCTTTATTATGGAATAGTAAGCCATGAACTGCCATTAGGTTCTACCCCCAAAGAATGAGAAAGATATTGGGCCGTAATATGTACCTCCTTGTACAGAGCCTATAATACATGATACATGAAAAGTTTTATTAGTATAATTTAAATTGTTACTTATACTGAAAAAATATCCAATAGCATTACTAGACCCACCTAAATTTACGGTCATATCTTTATTTACAGTATCTACTTTAACTATCCTAAATATGTTAATATCTGTATCAAACCATGAGGGTAAATCTATATCAAAGTTACCAGTAATAGGATTAGTAAACTCTACAGTCATTATGTGATTTAAACCTACATAGTTATAAGTAGTGGGAATAGCTATCCCACTACTCGTAGTATTATATATAGTCATTCCAAAAGACATTATTTCTCCTTATATTGAAAGATTACCTATTTTTACAACTAGATACCCATTATCATCATATACTAATATCTGATTATTTTTTATTTCCATTCTAGCCCCAGAAGTTCCTGAATTAATAGTAACTGCTCCTTGGTTATTTACCGAAAAATTACCAGAAGAACCGCCAATAGTCATAGAGCCACCAGTTATAACTGGTGCGGATATGCTAGTACCTGCTATTAATTTATCCCCAGCTATAGTACCTGTAGCTACAATGGAACCATTAATTAATAATGCTACAGTTACCCAAGAAGAGCCATTATATTGTCTAGCTTGCGAATCTGTTCCAGTAGATAAGGTTTGAACAAATATATCATTAGCTATAGGGTTTCTACCAACTAATGCTAAAAACCTAGAATTAGCTGTAGCTGTTACCCAGGATATACTTGTATAAGTACTCCCATAGAAACCGGCACCTGGAGTACCATTTATACCATCAGCACCTGGGGCTCCATCAGCTCCATCAGCTCCTGTCTCACCTTTAGATTTAAAGACTGACCATGTACTCCAAACCCCATTACTATAAGAACGTGTTGCCATCCATATAGTTCCAGTAGTACCAGTAGTAGTCCAATTAGCGGGATTAGTAGTTGGGTCTCCTGGGGAAGTAAGTATAGCTGAATATCTAACTTCAAAAGAAGCTGTATCTGTTAGTTTCTGTGGTGTTGTCCATGTAGATGTTTGTGGTGCAGATCCAGATACAGTAAATATTCTAGTTGAGGACCAAAGAACCGCATCTCCATTAGGAATACCATCAGACCAACCAATAGGTACTGGACTATTATAAGAACCACCAGTAGGAGTAGTAGGAGCAGTATTACTTCTTAAAAATACTATAGATTTAAAAGAACTATCTCCACTTGTGCCATTTTCACCAGAAAACTTAGAGGGAGTAGACCAAGTATATCCTTCTTCTAGTTCATTAGTTATCTCATTTAAGTAACCTTGTGAAACCCACTGATACTGACCTGGACTAGATATAGCTTGTGGAACTATATACCAACCAGTTGGTGGGTATACTGTAGATGTAGGGGTAGTAGGTTGAGTAGTATTTACTTGGTAAATATAAACAAAACGTTTAGCAACTAAATTACTAAGGTCTACATCTCCTAAAGGAGTACCAATCTGTACCTCACCGGATATAGATAATTTACTACCATCCCATCTTATATATTTAGAAGAATTACCTAAATCAAATTTATATAACCCAGAAGTATTATCATATCCCATCCATATACCAGCAACGCTAGAACCATAAATTTTACCTTCCGTGTAGAGAGCCGGATTATCTTTACCAGTAAAGTTAGTAAGCACAAAATCGGCAGCATTAATTTTCTTAGTAATTATGCCACCATCTACATATAATGTACCATCTGTACCGTTTAATTGTATTGGGAATATACCATTTGTATCTGGTATACCTAATCCTATAGAACCAGTATTAGCATCCATTAAGAATGTTTGTTTTTTAATACCACTAATAGTAGTATAACTTCTAATACCAGAATAGCTAACATCTACTAAAGTATTATTAGTAAAATTATTATCTAATGTAGTACTACTATTTAGTATATAAGTAGATATATCTGAATCTGTGTAATTATCTGGATAATTACCGAAAGAATATGCTCTTATTGCTATTTTATGTTCTATATTATAAGGAAAATTAGATATTATAGCTTCTAAAGAATTACCTACTGATATAACTTTGGCCTTATTAAACCCATTTACTAAATAGTCTGATGTAGAAGTATATAATACTGCAAATGTTTTAATACCAGCACCATTATTTTTTTCCCAATTCCATGATAACTTAATATCAAATCTTTCAAAAGTATCATTAATTTTAGCAGCTAGTATATTTAAATCAGTAGGTTTAGATGGGGCATTAAATCTATAAGTAACATCTATAGGGTCTGGATATTGATAATAATCAGATTCTTCTGCTATAGTACCCAAACTATCAGTTATTAACCCTTTTATTCTTAAATTAAATTTACCAATAAAAGGTGGAGAAATAAGTAGTCTACTACTAAATGCTCCTTGATATAGATTTAACCATTCTGATGTTCCAAATACTTGATATTCTACTAATAAAGTATCTGCATAACCTTGCATTAATAAGGCTATATTAGGTAAACTTGATCCAATATCGACATCTAATTGTTCATATTCAATACTATTAATTATTGGTGAGTTAGCTGTTGTGACCTCATGTATATCAGATAAATATATTAATTTTTTATTATTTAATAGTATAGAGTCTACCATAGAATCATAGTAAGCCCCTTGTATCTGATAAGTTGTATTAGTATTTAGATTACTAAGTTCAGCTAAGTTACTAGAAGTATCCATAGTTATTAATTGAGTGATTCCAGATGAAACATTAGTAACCCAGAAAGCTCTTCCGAGAACATCTCCATCAGTAAACTCACTACTAATTAAATAAATATGATTATACCCAGCTTTTAACTGGGTAATTATCATCTTTCTAGGCTGTTGATTTATCATGTAATCTGACTCCAATTAAGAGATTGGGAATTTCCATCCCCTTCTGCTCTAATTTTAAATCTAAGTTCTCTAAAAGCACCCAATTCTCCAGTAAGATTAGAATAATCTGTTTTATTATCTGTATAATTATATATATAAGAACTATTAATAGTAGTTATCTCTCTTATAACTGTATTAGTATTGTTTAAAATTTGTATTCTGTACTGAATATTCTGTACTTCAGTCACAATTGGATCCCATTGTAATTCAACATAATTATATATAAATTGATTACTATAACCAGGTTCTAAATTTATAACTCTAAAATTAATAACATCCGGTAAGTATTTAGAAGGATCTATACTTATTTCTATACTAATAGGAGAACTAAATGATCCTGTAGTAGATACTGCTCTAACTGTAAATACGTAAGTTCCTACAGTTAAATCATCTATTTCAAAAAATATTCTTCCAGTTTCATCTACATTTTCCTTAGGAACCATCACTATCCCAGGAGCATTAGTCCAATATACTGAATAATAGGAAGTATTATTAGATAGACTAGGTAACCAAGATAAAATACCATTTATATTAGCACCAGGGTTATCCATATCTACTGAAGGTTTATACTGTAAATCTCTAGGAGGTAATATAGAAACATTACCTATAGGATTTTGTTCATTAGATACATCAGCTTGTCCACTATTAATAAATACATCAGGTGGAAACTCTAGGAAGGTAACATTTAATTTACCATTATAAAGAATTTCTATTGAATCTACAATAAAACGTTTATCTACCCAATCATATCTAGAATATGTTAAACTTACATTATCATTAGGTAAAAATTCACCTATATAATAGAAGGGTAAGGTAGCTGATACTGAGCGAGAGAATCTAGATTTAGTTAATTCTCGTTCGATCATTGATCTAGCCGTATAATAATTAGTAACATATGGGAAACTTAAATTTAATTTTTTCTCTATGCCTCTATCTTCTTCTTTATACTGAGAATTATAGAAAGTTATAGAGTTAGTTGCCCATGCTTTTCCAGGGTCTGCTATAGAACCTGTAACAGTATTATACTTAGAACTACCTGTTAAATCAGATATTTCTATGGGCTTTATAGCTTCTTTATCTAAATTTATAGATGCTACAATTGGGTCGTCACTCTCTACTTTTAAAATATATTTACCACTATATTTATTTAAAGAACAATTTACCTGGTTCAGTAATGCTGCTACATTTTTAAAAACTGCTTGTTCAGTCTCTATAAGTACATTAGTTTGCATTACTGTCTTAAATGAATCATCTTGGGCATTCCACCCTAAATATCTCCAAAATGGAACCCAATCTTTATTATAGGTAGTATCTATAGCATTAAACTTATTAGCTACATCTTCAAAGCTATGTAAATCTATTTCACTATAATTAATAGACATACCATACCTAAAAGAAGTAATATAGTCTAATAGTTGCCAGGCCATATTTAAGCTTGTACCATTAGTGTATATAATATTACCATTTTCAGATATATTAACTATTTTACCACGTACTTCGGCTTCAATAGTAGGTATAGCAGTCCTACCACCATCTAAGTCACTTAATTTGAAATTAAATATAACATAAGCAGTATCTAGTAATTTAAAGGTATCATCCCAGTATTCAGGGCCATCACCATTTAGATTTTGTAAATAAAAATTATTAGCAGCTGCTATATCAACTAATACTTGAGCAGCTTCTTGATTAGATTTACCGTGAAATGTCCAAAACCTAACTTCACCAGCCCCATCATCCATAACATATTCTCTTCCATGTTCAGATACAGCTGCTCTACCAGAAGCAGGATTACCATCTGATCCAGCTACAGAATTATTGATAGTATCTCCATTAATTTTCTTTCTACCAAAACATACTCTACTATCACTATCATCATCTGTTAAACATATAATAGGATTATCATCAAGGTAAAAATCATAGAAACCCTCTATTTCACCTTCACATATTGCATATACTACCCATACACTACTAGGATCATGTGCTTCTGTATCGGCAAATATAGGTATAGCTGGTACTTTTTGTACCCCGTATACTACTGGTATAAACTTAGCTGATAAATCAAAACGTAGATCTACTTCTTTAGTTACAACCTCTTTATATTCTTGTAAGGAAATACTTTTTTTCAAACCAAACCATGAAGATTTTTTCTTTAGTTTATACTTGGTTTCTTCTGTTTGATATTTAGCTATAATGCTAGTGGATTTATTAGCATGATAGAATCCTTTATCTAAAGCATACTCAGGTCTTTTAGTAGCTAAGGAAGGAACCCACTCTCCATTTTCAACAACCATACCTCTATGGTCATAATCATCAGTGATCCTACCAACTACTTGTTGAAAATCTTGAAAATGGTTAGCACACTCCCATTTTATACTGGAAGTTAATTTTGTTCCGGATGAACTTTCTGAGATACCACTATTAGTTATTAACCCTTCAAATACTACTATAGCTTCACCTATAATATTTTCAGTTACAGGGTCTAAATATACTAATATTATTCTTAAACTCTTATTTAGAAAAGAAGAACTTTCATCTAAAGCTATACCTAATTGTTCATCATCTAAACCAGAAAATGTAACATTTATTTTATGAGCAGTTAATTCTCTAGTAAATTTAATATTATTAAGAGTTTTTATAGCATTTGTTTTATAAGTAATACTATTATAAGTAATATCTCTATTAAAATCAGTATAATATAGGTAAACTGGAGCTTCCGGAGTACTTTCTGGTCTTTCTAACCTTATAAGAAATACTTTCTTTAAATTATTATATTGTTTTAATAGATCTTTCATTTAGGATATATCCTCTGATAAGTTTAATGAGAAAGAATCAAATAATCCAGTTTCATTTATAGTTTGTTGTATTGCACTAGGGTCATCTATTACTAGTGTAAATAGTACATTATTAAAAATTGGCTTTTCTAACCCAGTAGTTACAGCTACTAAATTAGGAAATATACCTAGTGTTAAAGTAGTTCCGGTTAAATTAACAGAAGTTATTTTATATACTTTGTTCTTATGATTAGAAAGTGACATAATATCACCTTTTTTGGGTATACCAGTAAGATTATAATTACTTATAACTAAATTAGCTCCCTGTTGTCCAGCAGTAATAGTAGTAGTATTAGTATCTCCTGATACTCTATAGTTTTCTAGATGAGGTAGTAGTACCTGAAACCTATTCCCATTAACTATACCTTTTAGTAAATCTGCCTCTATTATACTAATTTCATCGGGAATTAAATCTTCATAAGTTAGAATTATACCCCAGTACTGAGCTTCCCCTTGTAAAGAATAAACTTTACCACCAGGTAATCTATCTTGATACGTAGGTAGATTATTAATTAAAGTAGCCTTTGTAAATCCAGGAGCAGATGGATTTGTTAATGGATCTGATAATCTTATATATGCCATTTATGTCTCCATATATTTATTTATATTTTAATATATACATTATATATATTAGAAAAAGTCAAGTCAAGTTTTTTATAAAAAAAGTCCAGACTATAGAATTTAGTCTGGACTTTTATAAATATTAAATATTAGAAAGTCTACTTAAAGTATAACCTCTAGCTTTAGCTGCTACTTCTAAAGAATTGAATATATCTTCTGATCTATCAATTATAGATTGAGAATCCATAGCTTGTATAGTTAGACTTATAGGAGCACCACTATTACTATTAGAGTTACTATTATCTAAACCTTCAGTATTAGTTACTTTCTTACCTTGTAAAGATGTAGCTACTACTTCAGTACCATGTTCCCCTGTTACGTACTTAACATTAGGATTCATATTACTACCACGTGCTCTAGGTACAAAATCTTGTATAGACCCAGTACCTTTATCTCCTCTAATATAAGATAGTTCTCCTGCATTAGCAGATTTTGATACATCTATACTATTTTGTCTAGAACCTAATTCTAGTTTAGTAGGATCCGAGCTATCTGCCTGAGCTATTGAACCTGAATCTAAGGCACTTAATTGAGTTATACCCATAGCTGCTACTACTGCGGCTAAAGCTAGACCAGCATAAATATTACCTGCTGTAGATATAGCTGACATAATACCTACAGCAGTATTAGCAATAATAGCTTGTCTTTGAGCTTTAAGATTCTCTGCACGTTTCTTAGCTTCTAACTTAGCTATTTTCTTTTGAGATTCTTCTGATTTACCATCTCGTTTCTTTTCAGCTTCGATCTGACTATCAATATCTCCCATAGCTTTTTGTGATGAATAACTCATTATACTGGCAACAGCTTGTATCCCAGAGCCTACAGTATTCCATACACTTTGACTACTTTTACCTACTTGAGTTAAAGCTGTAGCAAAATTCTGTAATTGATCAAACATAGAACCCATAGCTTCATCATTAGCAGAAAGAGCATTTCTAGCATTTTCATACATAGATGCACCAATCTGTTGCTGATAAGCTAACTCTTGTTCTGCAGTCATAGTGGCAGTAGATTGTTGGTCTGTTCTAGCCATAAATAGGTTAGAAAGAGCCGCCTGGCTAGATATTTCTTTAGTAAGTGCATCCTGTTTAGCTTGCTCAATTTCAAGGTCTAAGTCCCTCAATTGAGTATCCTTTATTAAATTTCTCTTAACTAAGTCTTCTCTCATTGCTAATAAAGTATTAGCCTTATTTTGAGCATCAGCTATTTCACCTGCACCTCCGGGAGCTGTATTAGTAATAGATTCAAGTTGCATTTGATACCTAGCATCTTGCTCTATTTTGTTAGCAGCCTCTTGAGCTTTTTGCTTTTCTAAATCTAGTAATTTTTGCTCTAAAGCTATTCTATCAGTAGTTCTAGCATTACCAGATACTAAATTAGCTAATAAAGCTTTAGTAGATTCAATTTGAGCGGACAATAAAGATTGTTGTGTAGTATATTCGCTAGTAGTAGTATATACTCCATTATTAAATTGTCTTCTATTAATAATTAGTTCTGCTTCAGCAGCAGCAATATTAATTACTTCGTCTTTTTGAGTACGAAGTAAATCTACATCAGATATACTAAGAGCTGCTAATTGCTGTCTAATAGGTATTAAAGCACTTTCATTAGCTTTAGCTTCTTTTAACATAGCTAATTGAGCTAGTAGAGATTTTCTAGTAGCTTCATTCTGTTTCAAAGTTATAGCTGAAGCAGTATCTCCGCTTATACTACCTTGTTGCATAATTTTAGCTCTAGTAGTTTCTAATTGAGCAGCTAGTTTATAACTTCTTTCTGAAGCTTTTGCTAGATTATTAATATGAGCTACTGCTTCTTCACTACTTAATCCCATAGCTTTAAATAGTTCTACTTGTTCTTGGGTAAAACTTTTCCCTCTATCTAAAATACTATTCATTTCAGTAGCATATTTACCTACTAATTCATAAGACTGTGCCGTACCTCTTATGGCAGATTCAGCATCAGAGAAGCTTTGTGCACTATTCTTAAATGCATTAGCATCCATATAAATACCTTTTATAGCGTCAAGATTAGCTTTTTCGAATGAGGAAAGATTACTTTTAGCGTTAATAACAGCTATATTATATCTTCTAAGTAAATCGGTTATTTCTTCATATTCAGCTTTTGCATCTGCTAATAATTGCCCTGTAGCATTACCCCCAAAAGCATCATATATAGGGTCACTACTACTACGTTTACTAAGATTATCAATAGTTATCTCTAATTGTTTAGCTCTGGCATTTAATTCTGCTACTTTATTAGCTACTCCACCATCTTTAGCTAAATTATTAGCTAAACTAGCTATTAAATCACCCTTAGAATCTGTAGTTAAACTAGCTTTTAATAAATCTATATTTTCTGCCACAGTCTTAGAAGCTTTAGTAGCATTATTATCTTTGAAGATATTAGCTATTAAGTTAGCAGCCGGGTCTAAGAACTTGGAAATATATTGTTGACCTTCAGCTACTAATGCTTTTATTTCTGCAGTTAGTGCTTCCCATCCATTCGCTTGTAAATATGGGTCAACTTTAGCCTGTCTTAATTCAGACTGTTTAAGAACAGCATTTAAGTAAGCTTGTTGTTTTTGATAACTATTCAGTGCAGTTGCAGATATGTTTAGTTGTTTAGCGTACGCACTATAAGCTTCATTCAATCTTATAGTAATACCTAAATCATCTAGAATTTCTATTTCTTGTTTAGATACACCACGAGTAACACGGTTTAGAGCATCAGTCATATCTACACCTAGAGCAACGGACGCACGACGAGCTACTTTAGTCATTTCTTCAATTTGTTTAGCTGTATAACCAAAGGTAGCAGCAGATGAGGCTTGTTTTAGAGCTTCCTGATAGGTAATAGTGTAACCAGTAGCTTCTTGCATATCTCTAGCAATTGATTGTATCGGTACACCTATACTTGTACCCATTACAGTACCAAGTTGTTCTAACCTATTTAATTGAGCACCTTCGGTTAAGCTTCTAAGAGCAGTATCTAAAACGAATACGTTAGCAGCTATTTGTGCGTATAGAACTGGAATAGGCCCAGCAACGCTAGCCATATCAGAGAAGAGTCTAGTGAAATTATTACCACGTCTGCTAGTATCTTTCATTCTATTATTTAGTTTCTTCTGAGAATTACTCATACTATCAGTACTTTTACTAGTTTGTTTCATAGCTCTACTAACAACTTCCATATCTACACCCATACGTTCTAGGGTAACTAATAGTTCTCTTAGACTTGCATCAGCATTGTTGGTGCTATTTGTAAAGTTTTTGGTCATGGTTTCTTGCATTTCAACCATAGTACCGATTAAATCATTCATACCTTCATTTAGTTCCATTAAACTATTGTCTATAGAGTCTAACCCTGGTATTCTTATGTCTTTTAAACTACTTTCTAACTTTTGTGCTTCCTGTACTATTTCTCTTAAAGAACCGGGTAGTTTTTGTAGAGTTTCATTTAATAATTCTGAACCAGCAGAAGCATTTTCAAAATTATCTTGTAATTTCTGTAAGTCCTTATTAACTGTAGTAAGACCTTTTTGCTTAACATTAATAAGTAACTCTTTAATTAGTTTATCATTAGAAGCCATATAATCCTCAATAAAAAAGCCTTAGATAGAAAACTACCTAAGGCAATGCCTCCTTAATCGCCTATGGAGGAAAATCTTCTATATTACTTTTTGTTTAGAGCTTTTCTAGTTTTAACATCCAATAACCCTATTAACTCTATAATAAGTTTCTTATCTGGAATATTATCTACGTAAAATAACTCAAAAAATGTATTTATAGTACTTAGGTCTTTACCTTTATATAGAGTTTTACCATTAGGCGCAATGATATACTCATCAGGTAATAATTCATAGATTTCCATTGTATTATGTACTATATGTGGAAAATCTTCAATAGATCTCGGACAATCCTCTAAGCTGGGAGCGTCAGCTCCCAGTTCTAGGAGCTGTTGTCTCATTTCTATGAATTTCTCTTTAGTTATACCTAAACTAGAATTATCTAAGTATTTACTCAGTTCCTTCTTTAGTCTTTGGTTTGAATTCTCTACGAAAGGTTTCTAAATCTTTCACCTGCTTTGTCACCCATTGTTCAAATGGTATACAGTTAGAGTATAGTTCCAGCGCATTTTCTTTAGAGTAAGGTACTAGTTCGTCTCTATCTTCTATACTTTCTTCATCAATTAACATTAAATGACTAAGTATATCAAGAGTTAATCCTTCCCACCCTAAAATAGCTACATCTAACCACTGGCTTGTGAAAGTTTTAGTGTTTAATTCTGTATAAGATATACCATTAGAATCTAATTTAGTTTCCATATTAGAATCTATTAATTTTCTAGTAAGTTCTTTAGATACGTATCCTATTTTTATCTTAAAATCTGGATATTGTGGGTAACTAACTATAGTATTTTTTGTACCTAATTTTAATTTACTAATTTGCATATTTATTTCCTCGGCGATTATTCGTTTAATTTCACAGTAACATTACTTAAAGATTGATGTTTTATATCAAAACTTATTGTAGCTATGCTACCACTTTCTCTTCTAGTTGTTATTCTAGCTCCTGGTATAAAAATATCCAGGGAACTATTGGATATATGTACATCTTCATTATATACTTTTCTGGCTATTAAATCATATCCTGTAAAAATATCGTTACAAGATAAAGTAGCAGATATATTATAATCATTACTAATAGGTATACTAGGATTAGTAACTAAACCTAAATTAAATAAGTTCGGTCCCTCATGTACCCATGTTATATCTCTAGTATATGTAAACCCTGCGGATTTTATAGTATCTAAAGATATATTACCAATCTTAACATCTAAATATTTAGGCAAAGTATAGATTGGGTCTAAGCCATTCTGTAATACTACAGGTAAATCTTCGAAGCCTATCCTACTATAGTTAAATCCCATGGTTACTTTATTTAAATTAGAAATACCCATAGCTAAATCTAATGAGTTAAATACTACATCATAGAATATAATATTTTTACCACTTTGCTCATCAGTTAGTACTAAATATGTAGTATTTAATATACTATTAAAAGTATTACTAATAGTAAAAGTATCAGCACTATAGCTAATATTCATATTACTGAACGCTAGTTTAGTGGCAATACAGTTATCATTTAAATAAAAACTTAAACTTCCAGTACCAGGATTCATTGCCCTATTTATTACTACTTTAGGTACAAGTTTAGTAAATTGATTAGATCTACTTTTAGTAGTTTCAGTAATAGTCTGTGAATAAGAATAATCAGATAGTGAGTTAAATCTATAACCTATACCATCTGAAACAATATATATTCCAGTTCTTTTCTTTAATAAGTAATTATAGTTAGGTTGAGACATAAAACTATCCTTAAAATTATAAAGGGAGAATATCTCCCCTTATATTATTATAACATATCTTTAGTAGCTATAAAGCGATCTACCATAGTAGCACAAGCATCATTAGTATGAGAGATATATATAGCATCTGACACACCAAAATCTGATGGGATAGCTTTAAACTCAATAGTAGTACCAAGAACATCTGCTGATTCTATAGAAGGAGCAGATAAATGACAAGTTGGTATATAAAACACACTTATTGGATTTTTAGAAGTTAATCCAGCATTAGTGTTATTAACAGTAGCTTCATCTTTAGAAGAAATACCACCAACACATATTGCGAATTGAAAACTATTTTTTACACTTCTATCCGCTTGCATTTTCTTAATTAGGTCTGATACATAATTTTCAGTACCAGAAGTTTTACTACGTAAGTATGCGGTTAAAGAACCTGTTACCTCAAAACTACCAGTAAATGAACCAATTGATTGGTCTAATCTAGATAATGTATCTGGAGTTAGATAGGTTATATTATTATTAATAGTAATAGAACCACCAGTAATTGGTATTACATATTCTGTATTATCACTATTATCTTTACATTTAACTACAGTTAGTTTATTTTTAAGATAAGTAGCTTGTAAGAATAAGGTATCACTGAATTTAAAATCAGCTGAAGATGGATCTAATGGTTGATCTATTTGTGTTAAAGTAGTACCATTACCTGACCAAGCAACTTGAGAGATACCACCAATATCAAATGATATTTCAGCTTGACCAACTTGTGCTCTATCAATCTTAAACCAAATAGAACCTGTAAATATATACAGAACACAAGGTGTTAGTTCATGAGCCATATTTTGCTCAAAAGTAACTACCATATTCTTAGCATTAGAATAAACACCACTAGTAGGGTCTGTTAAATCAAATGGTTTGCTGGAAGCTAAGCAGTGCCATAAAATAGCATCAATAGTAACTACACCTGCATCATCAGCCGTTCCATCACCATTTAAGTCTGCTTCTCCATAAGATCTAATATAAGTAGAAAAACTCCACTCTACTGGGTCTAGGGAATCATTAAAACGATCTGAACCTCTAGCAGGTACTGGGCCAGCTTCATCTAGATTTATATCACTTGATGATGTAGCCTGTGAATAAGAAATATCGCTTTGAACAAGTATTTCTTTTGTGTTAAATTTTGTAATTTCAGCTTCTGAACTAGCTGTACTAATCCATACTCTGGAATTACGAAGTAATTGAACTGTAGAAGTCATTAAATTTCTCCTAAAATGTTATTATGTGTAACTCTAAGCTGAATTTCACCAAAACCTAACGGTTTTAATACTCCTTCATCTGTTGTTACTAATGTAATTTGGGTATCAGTTGTTAATCCCATAAATATTTTACCAGCTTTATTAGTAACATTATATTCTAACACAGGATGTTCGTCAATTAGATTTTCAATATCTCTTATGAGTAATTCCAATGCTCCTTCAGGGTCAGTTTCATCTTTAATGTATAATCTTATATATATTACTAAGTTATTCCAAACTTGACTAGATGGTAAATATTCTCTGGAGCTAGGCCCAGGCGTTACTGTGCAAGTGGGGTATGATTTTACTTCACTAAAATTTAAATTCTTAGTGAATACTTGATTATATAAATTAGAGAACGTATCTACTCCATCTATATTTTGTTTTATTAGCTCTGCTAATGATTTACATATAGAGCTTCTCATGTTAAAGTTACCTCTATTTTATAACTAGGGTCTGCTAATTCTTGTATTGATTTAATTATAGCTTCACCAATTATTCTTCTAGGATTTCTAGCTTCTGAAGCAAGACCTAGGGAATTAGGGCCATCTGGATCAAAAGTCTCATAGGGATATCTCTTATAGTCATAGAATACTTGTAGTGTCTTCTTCCCTAGTACATTCCCTACTCTTATTAAATCAATATTAGAAGTAGCAATAAATCTACCTGTTCTATTATGTAGTTGTGGTCCAGGCGATGTCATATGAGCCATCATATTTTCTCGCATTCTCAGGGATAATAAGGCAGTGAAACCTGCTATAGATATAAATCTACCACTTACTAATCTTATAGTAGGCAAAGCTTCTATTTCTTCTTCTTTAATAGTATCCTGATTATCATAAGGGATATTAATAGAACCAGATTCTTTACTAGGATTTTTAGAACCTACACTTTGTAGTCCATACTTAAATAGAATATTATCTATAATACCTAGTTGTCTTTGATCTATATATTTATTAATTAAATTAGTAAACTCATTACCATTAATAGTAGATTCTTTTATTGGCTTTTTAAATATAAAACGCATTTCCGCTATATCAGGGTCATCCCTACTACTGGTAAATGTTATTAAATACTCTACATTATTATCTTGTTTAGATTTACCTTTAGAAGAATAATTTAATGCCTTACCTAGTACCTCTTTAGCAAAAGATGAAAAAGACATTATAGTTCTCTATACATATTTAATATACCCATTATATGTTTAGGTATATTATTTATACTAGGAACAAAAGATACTGATTGGGAAGCTACACCCATACTACTCTTAAACTGTTCCTCTACGTAGTGGCGAACTAACATATTAGCAGCTAAAGTCAAATCTGCAGGTATCAATTTAGTAACAGGTTGGTCATTTACTAAATCATAATAAGGACTATATATAACTTTCTTAGGATTTTCTATATAAGTAGGATCAGTAATAATAGCTCTACCATTAAAGATAGATATATCTATACTAGGTATTGCTGTAATAGTATTAGTACTATCTATATAATAAAAATTTTCTATAGAATTTACTGTTATAGAGGAGTTAAATATTTGTAATTTACCCTCATCCATAATATATACATCATCATATTCTGATTCTGGTATATTTAAAATATTTGCTATCATTTTGTTAATACCAGTTATAAATAAAGATAATTTACCATCTTCTTCTGTATTACTATCTGGTATGCCAAAATTAGCTTTATAACTAGCTAAGGTTGTATATGAAGGTGTTGTAATCATAATTAATTCCTTAAAGCAAAAAGGGCAGAGCTATCGCCCCGCCCTTTGTAGGTTATTTAAAGATTAAGGTGTAGGAGTACTAGCATATAGAGCAGAAGCAACACCTTGCCCAGCAATTAGACGGTCTAAGTTAACACGTTGTGTTACATAGTAAGCATCTTTTTGGCTAGAAGCAATACGTTCTCTTTCTACTGTAACTGTACGTTGACGTGGAACTACAAAGTTATCACGATATACAACAGCTAAGAATGGTACACCATCTTGTCTGGCAGGGAAGTAACCAGATACGATTACGTTCATACCATAGATACGACCAACTTGACCACTGATTTTAACAGCTTCACTACCAACCTGGCTCATATCAGCAAATTCGTCATCTTCAATCAGATCAAAGTATGCATCCATTGATACAATAACTGTTAACATAGAAGGGTCAAGACCACGTTGTCCTAATTTACGACGTGTTTGTTGGATCATTTTACCAGTCACTTTAACACTACCATCACCAGTAGCTGTAGTTACTAACTGTTTACCATCTAAATCAGCCATTGGTATAAGACCAAGAGGTTGACCAACACCATTACCTAGCATGAAAGCTTGTTCAATAGCTTTTACATGGGATTCAACTAAATGACGACGTATAATAGGTAATAGAGCTACTATAGCATCTTCAGGAGTTTCATCAGTAATATAAGCTTTACTAGCTAGTTTGAAAGTTTTGAAAGTTTTTTCAGTTAAAGCTGCAGTAATTTCATTACCAGTTGTAGCTGAGGTACCATAAGTACTAGCATCTACCCATGTAGCAACTTGAGAATCTGGTTCAATCATCATAGTCAACTGTTTAGAGACCATTGGAAGTTCTTCAAAAAGACTACCAACTACTAAAAGTTTTTGCACATCACGTAAAATACGTTGTGAGAAGATTGTTTCATAAGATTCAGAAGAAACTTGAATAGAAGAAGAAGCATTAACTGCTTTTAAATGAGTTTTACCAAAATCAGTATCAAACATTCCTTTCTGCATAATATAAGAAAGTAATACTACATTTTCTACTTCTTTTTCAAATACTTGTTGGTCACTACCAAACATAGCAGCAGAAATAGCTTTAGAAGCAAAAGAAGTTTCATTATCACGAACTGCTAGAACTTGTTGTAGTTCGGTTTGTAGGCTTTTGATAGATTCTTGCATTGTTTCTACAGTTTCAGCAAAAACAGTAGAATTTTTATTTATAGTATCTTGCAAAGTTTTTACAGTTTCAGCTGCTTGCTGTAACTTAGTTTTTTCTTCACCAGTAGCTGAATCGATAAGAGCTTTAATTCTAGCTTCTTCATCAGCTGCTCTTTTTGCAGCTTCATCAGCTTGGGCTTTACGTTGATTTTCAGTTAAAAGCATATTAACAGCTTCTGCTACTTTGTCGATTTTAGAATCAACTGCTGCAACACCAAGCTCAGATTTTAGCTTTTCGATATTAATATCAGGCATTATTAAGTTCCTCACTTTATAAATATTAGTTTATTTGTCATTCAATAGTGATAGTATATAAAATATATGCTATCATGTAAATACATATTTAAAATCTAAGATCGTGCAGCCATAAGTTCCAGAAGTTTTTCTACCTCTGTTTTCTCAATAGCATTTTTATTCTTAAATCTTTCTTTTAATAGACTAAAGTCTTTAGCATTCATAGATTTTTCTAAACTAAATACTGAGTCTTGATTGCATGGCACAGATACCACTGAAATTTCTAGCAATTCGATATCGGTTATTAAAAAACTATTACTAGCTTCATCATATTGAGCATCTAAGGCTCTGAATCCAATACTAAAAGTTTTTAATATGCCATCTTTAATTATATCAAATATTCTTCCAGCAGATTTGAATATACGAGCAACTACTTCTAAACCTTCTGTAGTAATATTTAACTCAACAACTGTACCTATAGGTAATGTATGATCATGAAAGGCTAGAACAATAGGATTTTTCATATAGTTAGTTAGAGCATTTTCACTTCTCCAAGCTTCTACTGGTATTATATCCCCTACTCTATCTCTTCTAGTAGTATTAGCTAAGCCACGTATAGTTAGAAAATCTCCACTATCATTTAATGAAACTTCCTTAATTTTAGCATATACTTCTGGATTACTATTATTATAATCAACCATTATTTCACCTTACGCTCTACTTTACTAGAAGCTTCTTTCTTTAAGGCTTCTAAACTTTTTAGTTTTTCAGCTTCTTTTAAATCTTCTTCTTTTTTCTTTAAAATAGAATATTTTAAATAAGCATTACTAAAATTATTCCAATTTTTAAATTGTTTATTAATTTCTAATCTAGTAGGTAGTTTTGCAGTAGCAAAAAATATATGTCTTTCAGGTAGTACACCACCCTTTAAGATATCATATACCTCACCTAATAGTACTAGAACTTCATCATTTAGTTCAATCATTTATTTCCTCCAGTATCTTTACTAGGTGGAGCTCCACCTTCTTGACCAGAAATACCAGTAGCAGACCCAGCTACATTTGCTGGATGTATTATTTTATCCATAGATGGGTCATTAGATGCTTCATATCGTATTTCACTACGAGCCTCATTACCAGATATAATACCATTATTTTTAAGAGAAGATACATAATCTGCTAAGGCTTTTCTATCTGGAGCTAGAGCCATTATTCCATCTGTTAATAATGCTATATCATAGCCAAAGAATAGTTCTAAAGCTGATTCAATTTTTCTAAGATTAGGCATTATGCTCATAGAATACATTAAATTAATATTAGGACTTATATTAGCATTATTACCACCATCTATTAAAATAGGTGGAACACCAATAGTAGAACAAATATTATTTTTAAGATTTATCTGGTCTTCTGTAGTACCTAACTCTTTAAAACCATTATTAGTAACATTCTTAGCCTTAAATCCACCATCTAAAACTAGAACATTGGTTTTACCTGTTTTAGGGTTATATCTTACGGCTGTTTCTTCTTCATAACGTTGTTTATGACGTTTACTTAGGAGTTGGTCAGTTTCTATAACTAAGCCAATAACTGCACCATTATCGTAGAATTTTTCTTTAAATTCTGCTAACTTTTTAAGGCGTTTAATATCTTCTAACACAGCACCCATCTTAGCAAAACCAGAAGCAGTTACAGATTGCCCATAATAGGCATTATCTTTAATATAAATAATCTGATTAGGCTTATATTCATCCCTACCATTATATACAAACTTATTTATATATTTCTTAGTATCTAATACTACTTCCATATTCGCAGCTGGAACATGGAATAGTGAATGAGAGTCCCAATAAATAAAAGCTTGACCTTCCATTAGCAAGTCTAGAAGTATTAATCTTCTAAATAAGCTAGTATCCATATAGGGATTAGGTCTATGATTTAGAAGTATATTTAAGTTATTTGAGTCAATAGTAGCATAGGGTGTGAATTTTAATTTTTTCTTAACATCATAGCTGACCTCAGCAGCAGCATCTACCCACATATTAATAACCCTATTAACTATAGCTATTTCTCTATAAGCATTAGATAGGGTATATGGTTCTGAAGTAGTTCTACCACCACCAGGATCAGAATTTTTTATTAAATCTTGGGATGGTAAAAATTTGTCTATAAGTCGTCCAAACCAGTTCATTTATTACCTCGTTAAAAATCGTGTAAATGGACTGGATTCAATACAGAATTGGGTTAAACTAGCAGGTAGATACTTACCTTGAGACCTAGTGTCAATTCCATTAACTGTTTTTTCATGTTGAGCTAGAACCCAGTTCTTTTGTTTTTCAGCAGTATTAAGTTTCGGTTCAGTTCCATAAATTTTATGTAATAATTTATGATGACTAGCACAAAGAGTAACGGCATCATGTACCATCTCATTATGATAATGTTGATAGAATTCTTCACGCATTACTAATATGTTCTCTTTAGTGCTAATATCAAATGAATTTTCTTCTAAGAATTTACTAACTAATAAAGATACAGTATGATAATGATGGAACTCTAATTCCTCAGTAGTATCGCATATAGCACATTTATTGCCCTTTTCGTACTTACTCTTTATACCGTCACGAACCCACTTAATAACACTTCGTTGTGTATTATTAGTTGCCATTTCAATATCCTAATTATAAATTTATATACTAAAGTTGTAAAGATTTATTTTATTATCTATTATGAGAATAGATACCATAGCGTACAGCATCAGCATAGTGGCTATACTTATCATGCACAGGTTCTTCACGTTTTAATTCTTCTCTAGTATCCCAACGATAGTTATAAAACATTTCTATTATACCAGTACATTCATGCCATACTTTTATTCTCTTAGTAGCTACTAGAGTAGCGATGAAACCAATGCCTTCTCTTTTAGACTTATTAGCTTTACTAGAACCAATGTCATATTCATATACTAAGTCGTGAATAAACTGTGCAGCTGCTGAGTCAATAAATATATAACTAGGGTCTAATTCAGCTTCAAACTTACGTATTATTGCAGCATGGTCTGAAGTTTTACTACTATTTTGGCTATGTTCCATCATAATATAATAAGTATCAGTATAGTCATCATATTTTATACCAGCTATAGCAGTAGGATCGCGGAACCCTGGGTCTATACCCATCAATCCTTCGCATTCAGGATCTGTCATTAATCTTTCATACAATTTAGCATCATCAAATATATTATCTTCATCAAATTCTTCATAGATTTGACCTTCGAAAGTAGTAAAGTCAGCTTCATATTCTTGTCTAAAGAAAGCAGGAGAGTTATTAGCTCTAGCTTCTGCGATGTCTTTTTCCTGTGCTCTAGGATTATCTTTATAAGTACCATGAATGGAACACCATTCGCTATGCTCGGGTAAATCACTAAATCCACGCATATAAAAAGTATGAAACCAGTTATTACCTCTAGGAGTGGATATAAATAAAGCTTTAGAATTAAATTTATCTAGTGTAGGACGTAGCTGAATATTAAAAGCATCTCCACCTGCACTACTAATAGCAGCTTCATCAAATATAATAAGATCGTAAGAACGACCAACTGCACTATCAGCCTGTGATACTGATGCTAACTTAATTAAGGTATTATTAGATAATACAATTTCCTTATCCTTAGCATTTTCTTTAATAGTTTCTAGACCATATTTCTTAATTAATTCTTTAATCTGAGTCCAACCAATATTAGATAGAGAATAGTTAGGACAAATAATAAGAATTTTACAATTTGGCTCCAAAGCTTTTAAGAAACCTAGAGTATATGCTATAAAAGACTTACCAACACGTCTTGATACACATGCAGTAACAAAACGTATATTTGGAGAGTTTAGAGCATTAATAATTGCTATCTGAGGCTTATTAGGGGTTATATTTTCTATTTCTAATAGGTTTTCTACTGGAAACGCAAAAAATCTAGAATCTAGTGAAAAATCAGTAATGGCCTCGGAATTTATATAATCCCTTGATAACTTCATTACTTAACTCCTTTTCCGGTCATTAATCTCTGCATTAATTGTTGCATATTCGAATCACCAACTGCTATTACAGTATTATTTTGAGTATTAGTTTGTTTAATACTACCACTAGCATTTTTAATCTCTTCTAGTTTAATTTCCATTTGTAGTTGTTCCATTTTCATTTTATGGTATTTAGACATAATATCTATAATATCTAATTCACTACCGATACCAGATTCTTCCATTTCTTCTAATTTTCTATTTATTATTTCATCTAGAACGCCAAAAAATCTGCCTTTATTCCTATAACCACCTTCATAAAATACTCTGGTAGTATATGATTTTATTACTGGGGAATCTAGTACTTGTAATACTCTTTGTTTATCTATATTAAGAATCTCTGAAGTCTTTATTGCATCTAAACCATTAGTTAGATATGTATCAGCTATAAGTTGCTCTTGAGGAGCAATGACTTCAGGTAGTAGCTGGTCATCAGTCTTTGGTAATAGTTCCATATATTCTCCTTTAAGAATTTATTTTTATATTTATATAATTATATATATATTTTATATTTATTCAAAATCTAATTTTTAATCACATACGGTACAAGAATTTTTTAAATTGAAAAATTTTTAGATTTAATAGTGACTCGAAATATTTACCTAGTCTACTTATATAACGCCTATTAGCAATACTAAATTTTACTTGTATTATACACGCGTGAGGGGGTGCAGCCCGGTTAACGAAATGTTACAGTCTTGTAACCGCCCTGTTAACAGGATGTTAATAAAATGTTAATAAAAATAAGGCCAGGAATGTTAACAGATTGTTAACTAAATGTTAACGACTTGTTAAGACTACTGGCCTATGGTTTCACGTGGAACATTAGATCATGCTAACATACGCAGATCATAATCCGCATTAAATCGCTCGACTTGTTCAGCTATATTAATAGATTCTAATATAATCTCTGTATCAATATTAGAATTAGATAATAAAGAATCAACTAATTCACCGCCTAATATATCAGCCATTAATGAATTGATCGACACCGCATCATATGCTAATATACCCATACTATTAGCAACTTCTAATACACCTTTGTGATCATCGTATACTTTGATCATATGGTTGGGGTAGGTTGCTTGGATATAATCAAGCCAGTATCCCTTGTATTCAGAGTCACTGCTATAGTATGCCTCGCTTAGATAGTCTAAACCCGTTATTCTATATAAGCGATCGCGACTGCAAATAATTGCTGGCTTGATATTTCTACTGCGTAAAAAATAATAATCGGATCGCGTCATGCGCCTAGCCGTAACTATGCCAACGGCCTCGCCATTGGCGATCAGTATCCGCATATATAAAGCTAGAGGCAACAATTGATCGCGCATTATATTGCTATGCGTTTGCATCTTTCGATATGCCGCCAGATCTAGTTCTTGCGTACCCGCTTTATAGGGGGTTCGGTGATCGCTATCAATTACAGTTCGATCAAGATCAAAAATATGTAAAACAGGCATTGCTTATATACTCCTAAAAAATAAAAGGCGGGATCAAAAGATCCCGCATATATTAGAACCCGCTAACCTTAAAGAGTAGTTGCTGCGCACCGTTGGGGTAGACAATAGCATCCGCTTGCTTCCAACTTGATGCACCTAGGCGGTTATAACCTTGATCTAGCTTGCCAGTGACGCCGGATGTGATACAGTTAGCCACCAGATTAGGGGTATGGGTATGGCCTAATGCAAGAGGCAAAGCCCATTGCTTAAATTGTCCAGCACTCCCACGGCTACCATTCGCCCCATTGTGACCGTGTAAGCAAAACTCCGTCCTATTTACAATAGTTGACACGTTACCACGGCCAAAAGCTAAATTGTCGGGAATATCATCAACCACTAGCTCACCTAGCACTTGATCACAATGCTTAATCGCGGTTTCCAGTGCGTTTAACTCGCCTGCATTATTATCTATGCCATCGCGTACCAGATAATTCAGCAGATAATAGATCTTGCTATTAGCCGGATCTGTGGCTGGCTGGTACTTGAGATCATTGAGCCATGAATCAAGCGCGCTATTATGGTTCGATTCCGTTAAGTAGATCTGGCTATCCGGTAGTGATTCGCAATACTCGAACAACTGAGCAATGGCGATTGCTAGATCCTTGATCACGCTTCGATCTTGCATCTTATACCAATGTAGCCCGTTGCTGATGTTATGGTGATTGCGGGTTTCAAAGTGTAGCAAATCATCTAATGCCACGAAATCAGGCTGTAAATCAATCAGATAATGTAACGTCTCCGCATGGCATACCGGATCAAATTGTTCAGCGTGTAGATCACCAACTTTCACGGCAGCGTGATCATAGGGCAAGCCCAGATCTAAATGCTGGCTGTACCCAAACAACTCCCCAGATTTAAACTGTAAATTGATCGGATAAACTTCGCCATTGTGCGAGTATAGCAGCCATGCACCAAAGCAATGATCTGCCTCGGCTTCGCTACCTGCGCGGCCACGAATGTAGTTGTAGTTTGTGATCGTACCCGTTGAGATTGCAGCGCGGGGATCTTGATCCTGCAACGTTGGCAACATCTTGAACTGTTGTTTAGGACTACCGACAATGGTTAAACCCTCGCCATTATTCAAAGCGGCGGCAGCATTGACAGGCATTTTTGCCGTTGGCAAGATCGCGGCATTACCGTGCAGAGTAACCTTGTCACCAAACAGACTGACAGTGTGATCAATAACATGATCCTTAATAGCCGGATCAAAATATTCTTTTTCAGCCACCGCCGGACTGAAAGCATTTTTGTTATAAAACACTGGCAAGACCAATATTTTAGCTTCAAGGTACTCGGCTAGATCCTTGAAAGCGTCCCATGCTTGCAGGTTAGGCGCGGTGTTATTCTGCGCACTGGTGACCAGGAAAATTTCACCCTCTACCTGTGGGATCTTGGCTGCGGTTTCGCTGCCAGCAATCACGGTATCTGGGGACGGTTTTTCTTTAGCTGCGGATTTTTTGGCCTCTTTGGCGGGTTTGTTTTCTTTCAACCACTCCACAAGATCAGCGGCAGCAAATTCACCAGAGATCAGGCCGTTGGCAGATAACAAAGATAAAATATCCTCGGCACATTCAAGCCGACTGTCACGCTTGCGTTTACCGTAGAAATTTTGGTCTAATGCTTCGCTCAAAGCGGCAGCCTTAGCCGATTCGTTAACGTTTGAGAATTGGCGCATATTAGCGATCCTTAATTAAGGTTTCAATGAAAAAGCGGGGCTAATTAGCCCCGCCCGATTGGTTATCCTAAATAGCAGTTACTTAACTGTAATCGCTTCGCCACCGGCGGCAACAAGTGTATCACTCACTTTTTCAGTGAGTTTTTCCAATGCGTCAATATTAGCCTTGTCTAAACTAGATACATCTTCTAAATCTAGGTTCAGACCTTTTGCCAGTGACCGCACATACTGAACTTTTGTTAAACGAGTAGATCCGGCGGTTTTTGCAATTGGATCAAGCGCATCATAAACACCTTCACGGCTCAATTTTCCGCGCACTGAGCGTGGGCTAACTGCACCGACTTTTGCCGCAATTTCACCTAGCGCGGCATCACTGTTGGCGACTTCCTTGCCATCTTTGGCGACACGTTCTTGATACATTTGGACGGCAATAGCAGAGTTGTCTTTGTTCCATGAAAATTTTTTGATTTTTTCGGCCATGATTTTTTACCTTTTTGATATGTTAAATTAACAAGGGGTTAAAGGATTTAACCCTAAAAGGCAACTTATTACAAATTGCCTTTACGTGTTTTATCCGTTACAGCTTGATCTTAAATCCAGTTGCCAGACTAGCTTGAATCGCACTAACCGCAGCGGTCGGGTGTTTCCACCCATATTTAGGCGCTAGCAGATCAAAGATTGTTTTTGGCTTATGGTTCCGGTGCTGGTAGGCGTGAGACTTGGTTATGTAACCAAAGACCCGCTTGCGATACTCGATCATCGCTGCCAGATCCTTTTCACGTATGCCCGTTATCACTGGAGGTTGTTCCCCTTGGCATAGTTGGTGTTTATGCCAAGTTATACCAGTATCGCCCATAATGGGCTTTAAGATGCAATCACTAGGCAATTTTTTGAAATTGCCTTTGGTGCCGTGACGCTTACGCAATGGGGCGGTTTGCGCAGGTTTTTTCGCCCCAGAATTTTTTGCCATTTAATCAGATGTTTGCCTTTAGGTTGGTAACATTATCACTATATTTTTTGGTCAAAGTATAGTTAGGATTGCAGTAATTTTGAATGAATTCGCTATCCGTCATTGATAGCGCATCATTGAAGATCTCCCTGTTCATATAGGGAGCAGATTCGCCCCCTTCAACTAAATTTAAGTTACCGTAACATGAGCGCACGAATCGCGGCAAGCCAAAAGCAGCGCGAGCGTGGGCGGTACTGGTTCCGATGATAGCGCCAGCCATTTTAGCTAGTCGACTCAGCACTAAATAATCGGGAGTACTACGAGTAACCGCGATCCCTAAACCGTACAAAGCTAGACACATTGATTTAGCACGCAGAGCGCAGTTTACATTTTTATAAAATTGCATTGTTTCGATCCTCGCTGGACGTTGTTACGTATGGTATATTGTGCGGCTCGATAGTTCCCGCACCTGCCTAATTGCTTAAAATTCTATCGCATAGGCTCCGACCTCTTTGACGTTGGCCGTTAACGTGCGTTTGTTCGAACTTCAGGGATTCGCCACCTTACTGGTAGAACTTGCGCTGGTCGGGCTATGCAAGCCGCTATGCCCTGACCACGGAGTAAATAGTAGCAATCTAGAATTTCTAATACCAATGAAAAAATGGAATACTTAAAAAATAATTATGCCATTTAGGAATAGCTGTTTTTCTCATTATATAAAGAACGGGTGCGCACACGTAGCAATAACCGTGCCATATTAGTTCTAGCTAATATTAATTTTAAACGCTCTAGAAGCCATTCTAAGCAGTTTTGACCTTTTTCTAATACATTGGCCTATCTTTGAAAAGATCTCGCAATCTGGTCAATTTGTGGTAAAACTACCCACAGGCTTTTTTAAATACTTTTCAAATCTGTGGATAACTTTGCTAGATTTCACGTAGCGTATGATTTCTAGCAAAGTTATGCACAAGCCAGGTATTGAATAAGTTAAATTTGTGAATAACTTTTTTACATTAGTTTTTCTAATGTTACTAACTTACAATGCGATTAATTCTTATTTAGCCGTAACAAAATTACAATTTGAGTTGCAAAGGTACAATGCACTTGATAATTATTCGCATTTGGCCGCGCAGCAAAGTGGCATGGTTTATGCTTGTATATTAGCCATGTCTAATGTGGATAAAACTAGACTTATGCACAACAAAGTTATTTTTGAAACAAGCTAAAAATGTTAATAACTTTTCAACTGGTCTGACCAGTCTAATTTTTAACGCTATGAGCTTAAAACCCTGTGGATAATGTATAACCTGTGGATAACTCAATTTTTAAAAAATATGTAAACTAGACTTATACATTATCAACAGCGTTTAAACGCTATAGAAGCCATTTTAAGCCACGATCTCTTTTTGGCCTTATTAAAACCTACCCTTGGAGGTTGGCAATATTAGCCCTGGCTAATATAGCATTAGCTGATATATAACAAGTTATTTTTGTGACCAGGCTCACAAAACGAAAAAATAGCTAACAGTATCTGCTAATAAATTGTTATAATGCTTTTAAAGCGTTATTTATGGGGGGTTATATAATGGAATATCAACTAATAGCCGGTGGGTGTGGCGTGATCTCGATCGCTTTAAATACCGTCGGCTGTGTTATGCGCTGGCCGTTCCTTAACTGGCTCGGTGCAGTGTTTTTATTTGTTGCAATTTTACTAATTTTTTAAACCATGAGGATCGTAGAAATGAAAATTAGATTATGGATAGATGCACTGGGCTGCCGGGATCAAGTGAATGATATTATGATCCCGCTAGTGGATAGCGGGACTGCTACCTACCAAGACAGATTAGACATTTGTAATTTATCCAGCGATAAACTAGCTTTTAAGACTACGCTGGGCGCTATTGAGTTTGTGCTACCACGGCTAATAATTGCGGGCGCAACTGTTACCATTTACTCAATATAAGGAACTACTAAAATGAAAAAATGTTATGTTATTTTAAGGGAGGATTTAGAAGCGGTAGAGGATCAGATTACTGTCTTACAAGCGGTGTTAGATCTAGGATTAGCTCAAAAAATAGTTGATGATCTAAATTATTTAGCTCAGGTAGACCCAGATGATCAAGGTTATAATTATTACCTTAAAGAGTTAGAACTAATTAGAGGCGACTAATATAAGTCAAAACCCCGTCCAGTGTGGCGGGTTTTTTATCACCCATTTCCCAAACGCGAATGATTCTCATTCTCAACTGCGCCGCCCAGACTATTAGCAAAAGCTAATGAAATGGGTTACGGGCAGGTATATTAGCAAAAGCTAATGTAATGGGTTACAGGCAGGCATATTAGCAGCCTCTAATATACGCTAACTGCCAGCCTATACCGTCCCAATCCCCTCCCAACTACTCCCCAACCCCAGCCGCAAAACGGCTGAAAATGGGGGTTTGGTGCCTTAAAATGCGAAAAAATGATACCCACAACATACTAACACTGTATGTTTATACAGTGGTTTTTTCTGTGGATAACCTGTGGATAACGTCTTAAAATGCTCCCTAGGAACGCAATATTGGCACGGTTTTTGACTATCCACATACCCTGTGGATAACCTGTTGATAATGGTTGACGTTTACGTAAACGTCAATATTAGTTTTTGCTTACGTTTACGTAAAGGGAAACATTAGAATCAGCTAATTTAGCTCTATCTAATTAAGCTGAATCTAATTGAGCTTAATCTAATTAAGCAAAGACTAATTAAGTTAGCGCTAATTTAGCTTTCGCTAAACCGCGCCCCCGCACAAGTGCGAATCCGATGCAAATTTTTTGCTGCTAGTGCAAATCTGATAGTGCAAATCCGACTAGTGCAAAACCGACTAGTGCAAAACCGACTAGTGCAAAACCGACTAGTGCAAATCCGATATTATTGCCAAAAATTTTTAAAATAGCGTATAGTCCTCCGGTACCTGCCGCTTTGCGGCAGAGTTCGGGGAGGTAGGGGTAGTATTGGCTGGGAGCGTGAGATTTTTGTAGTTTTGAAATTTTTGGCGGAAAAATTGAGATTTGGAGTAATTTTTGGAACGAAGTAGCCTCTCACTCCCCCTCTGTCGCAAGGCGACAGAATTAAGTGGTAACAATTTGATTAATGAAGCTTATAATTACTTCAGAATTAAGCGGTAACAACTGAAATAATGAAGTATATAGTTATTCTAGAATTTAATGACTTCTAGAATTTAATGACTTCTAGAATTAATAAAATAGGAAATATTTAATAGAATAATAATAATACCACTGGATTCTGTCGCGAAGCGACAGTGTTAGTGTGGGAAGTGAAATTTAGGCAATAAAAAAGGCTCTAGTAACAAAACTAGAGCCGGAATCTGAAATATTTTAGAGTAGTCTATTTTTTAAGGTAGTCTATTTTTAAGGTAGTCTATTTTAGCTTAATAAAGTCTATTTTTTAGAGTAGTCTATTTTTTAGAGTAGTCTATTTTTTAGAGTAGTCTATTTTAGCTTAATAAAGTCTATTTTTTCAAGTATAATTTTAAGTAGAAGCGAAACGAGTTAATATCCGTTGAGAAAAGCTCAATTTTTTTTTGTACTTAAAAAATTTAGAAAATAAAATGCCTTAAATCTTACTTAAGGTAAGCGTGGGCTCTTAAGGTAGTGGGGGTAAAAAGCCTGAGTTAGCACAAGTAAGGGTGTATGAAACCCTAGATGCGAACTCGGAATTACCCGCTACCAGAGCCCACTTCGTTGGTGCAGTAATCCCTCCTAGTGGCTATCGCTCTCGCTCTAGCTCACTATATAATTATATCCCCCTCCCCGATTTTTGTAAAGCTACTTTTTTAGTTTCTTAATGGCGTTAGGCTTAAACCAGCAATATGATATAGCAACACCTGTACGGTGATAATATTCTAATGCTTGTTTTAAAGGATTATCATTAGTTACAGGAAGGTTGGCTGGTGGTATGTTTTCCTCTATATCCCTAATAGGCCAGGTGACTTCTGGGACTAAGTTTAAATCCTTAAATATCTTAATATATAGTTTGTATGTATCACCATTACGGTAGGTATTATCATAAGCTAGTGGTTTTGGAGTAACAAACAAATTATAGTAATCTGGATTATTTTGCTGTTCCAGCATTTCTAATATTGAAAGTTTATCTCCCGCTTCTAATAACACCTGTATGTCCGAGTTTAACAAATAACCTGCTATAAACTTATAATCTCCTTCTGATTTAAGTTCTAGAACTGTTGGGTTTGGTGTATCTGCATATATGAAGGATTCTTCTCTCAAAGGAATATACTCTTTTAATGGAACTATTGGTTCCAAACTCGCTTTATTAATAAATGCCTGTTTATACTCTCTAACCTTTTCTATATTCTTTCTAATAGAAAGCTCCATTGACTTCAATGTCTGCGGATAGAATTGTTCCAATACTTCTAGTGGTACGGTTACTTTATCACTAGTATCATAAGTTACCTCGAAATCTACATTCTTAGCCTGACTTTGAAGCTCTTGCTCATTTAAGACACTTTGTAACGCTAGGAATGAATTACTAGAGTTTTTAATAGGAAGTAACCAACAGGTTAGTGGTAGGACTGAATATTTTCGCTCAACATGTAAATGCTTATCTAACATCTTGATAGCATCTGACTGCTTAAATTCTTCATTGGAAAAGTCTAACTTAGTTCTAATATAGCTTATATTATTATACAAATTAGCTTCATTAGCCTTTGGGTCTAGCTTACTTAAGTTTGCTGTGGTTTTCCAATAACTGAGTATTCTAATTGGTTGTGAATTATCATTTAGGAATTTAACTCTATCTACTTCTGTGACTTTCACATAAGTTTTTCTAGCCTCTTTACTATCTGAATCAATATATTTAGATAGAAAATCTAATTCCTCTTTGGTTGATATAATTCTTATTGGATCTTGAGTATTAAAAATGTAATCGTTAACTGATATTGTATTATCCATATTTCTCCTTTTAAAAAATTTATTGTGTAATTATAATAGCAAAAAACCACTTCTTAGGGAAGTGGTTTTTCAAGGTTTTAATCAGTAATTTCAGTGCATTTAAATTGAGTACGAATGTATTTACCAACTATTGATGAAATAGTTGCTATAGCCACTGACTCAGACATACCATGATCCATTTTTTCTGGCAAAGCGACTGATAGTGAAGGCCATACAATGTTTACATAACCTTGATGATTAATATCTATATGCATCTTAGATTCGTCAATTAATTTCTGTACTAGAGTAGATTCAATAAAGTAAGGGAACATTAAGATACATTCATTATATACTTCCTCTTTTGTATCTTTTAAATCTAGTTCTAAATTGATAGGCATTACTGATGCTGCTAGATCAGTTAAAGGCTCTACTTTAAATACTTTATTTTTCATTATTCAACTTCTCTTTCTTCAAATGAGAAGTCAAAGTTCTCTGCCAGAAAAGAACAGATAATATTTTTAGCTTGATCATTAGTCATACTATCTTTAGCTATTGGGTCTGTAGAGATAATATACTTTTCTTCCTTAAATCCCATGTCTTCTTCATCTTTATCTTCATAAGTCTGAATGTAAACAATAGTACCTTCCTCATTAGCTACAAACTCAAGAATATTAAAATCCATATCAAATATTCGATGTGTTTCCTTAAATATATAATCCCAATCATTCTTACATTCAGTAGCTAATTCTTCTGATAATATACCAACATTTATTGCCATTTTTGGTATAACAAAATTTTTCATAGCTTCAATACAATCTTCTTTAAGCTTAACTATGATTTTTAATTCAACTTCTTTCATTTAGAGTTTTCCTTTAATTTTTGGATTGATTCATTAATATCTTCTAATAGTTCTTGAGCTTCATACATATAAACTATTGCTTCATTTAAATCTATAAGTTCCTGGATTTCTACAGTTTTCTTATCTAGTTCATTAACAATATTAGCTTTTTCAGAATGTAATTCGCTACTTTTTTCAATATTTAATTCTTTTAACTTCCTTCTTAAATCTATTAAGTCTTCCCTATCTTTTTTTAATTGAACAATTAAAGATTTAGTACTTATTTGAGATTTAAAATTCATCTTAATAATTCCAATAAGGTATCCATAGTTTGGAAGAACTTAATATCTTCTTCAATAGTTTCTTCCTTATTTTTCCAGACTTTCCAATCTGAGTGATAATCTTCTTCCCATTTATACCAACGTTTTTCTTCCCTGCTAAACTCAAAAACACTACCAAATCTTTTTATAGAATAACGTCTAAATAGTCTCCTAATACAAGCTTCCTGAACAATAGGTTCCGCAGAACTAAATAAGTCAATTAAGTCAGAATCTGGTATATCTACAGTTATATTTGGATTTCTACCATATAGTGATATTTTTGCTTCCTTAGCTTCATATTTATTCATTATCTTTATCCTTATATAATGGTTTATTTAACCAATTACTAGCATTTAGCTTTCTCATAGTATAAGAGATACCTTGTGATAGTTTCCTTGGTATGAACATAAATATTAGAAGTGGCAAATGTTTTAGTTTATATATATTTTTATACTTCATGAAAGTTGGATAGTGGATACTTGTTAGTACAATATCCAGTGATTTGTTAGGATTTACAGGTTCAAATACTGTTATAACTATTGAAAGTATAGTAAAAGCCACTTGAAATATACACATTATAAGAATTAATGGGTAATCTAGTATCATTATAAAACCTTACTTAAATAATTAATTGTTTGCCACATCATAGTCTCTACTTCATCATCAGTCATAGAGCCTAAATCATTAAAAATACCATAATTCTCTGG